TCTCTTGGCAAACAATGCGCTTCATCAAAGAAACAAATAATTTCTTGATCTTGAATGTGGGGCAGAAAAACTTGTTCAAAAAACTGATTCCCCGATTTAATACTAGAACTATTTAGTTCAAGTAGTGGCTTATTAACTCCGGTGGTGTTATAAATGTTCTTAGCAAATTCGCGAACAAACGCGGTCTTGCCTAAACCTTTTGCGCCAACGAAGTTTAAAAACGGTACAAGTTCAGTCTTAGCGTGAGCTTCCAAATAAAAGGAAAGCTTGCGTTTAACTTCTTCTTGTCCAACAAGTTCAGCGAAGTGATTCATTACTGAGAGATAGTAAATTCTGCAACAGGCTCTTCGTCAAGCTGATTCAGAATATCTTGAGGAATCGAATCACCGTCCTGAACCGACGCTGTAGGAACGTTGCTGTACTTGCCATACCAAACACGGCCAACAGTAACAGTGGCATTTACATCGTTGTTAAGCTTCGCAAGAAGCTCGGCCAACGTGATTTCAATAGTGGAGGTTGCACCAATGGGGCGACCACGACCTTTTTTAGCTGATGGGTTTTCCATACGAGATGACTTTAGCAGGTTTTTAGAGGTTGTCAACGGCTTATGCAAGATTTTTTGAAAAAAGTGAGGAGTAGGGACGAAAAAAGACCCGATGTCAAAACACAAGTTTGATGCGCTTCGGGTCTTGCTGTTTTTTAATCAAAAGATTAAAGTTTGAACAGTTTATGTTGCGCTAATATATATTACACTATTTATTCATTTTCACGACAATTATCTTCTTCTTCATCATCATCTGTAAGATTGTTGTCTATTTCATCTGCATAATCTTCGTAGCAAAATATGCAAACTATCTTTTTACCGACTTTTTGGTAATCGTCGTTTTCAGTGTCGATAAATTCGTTGCAGTATAAACATTTTTTCATACTTATATTCTATTTGTACATATCATACAAGTAAATGGGAAAAAATAAAACATTATTCTTTACTTTTTGCGATAAACTTATTATATACAAGTTTACCTAGATTGGCGGCGAACTTTCTGGCTTTTCTTTCTGGTAAATCAAATAGGTGTGCATGAAATACTTCTTCAATCAATACGTTTAATTGGCGGCGGGTTAATAGCCTAGGATCAACATGAATTTGAGGGCTTTCTATTTCTGGAGAATCGCACAAACCAGAAGCGTTTTGTCGCCCTAATGGTTTATTATAATTAACTGTATATTCTACACCCTCGAAATTCTTGAATTTCATACTTCGTTCATTTTAGATAGACCAACGATATAATTCAATGGATTTTTAGCTCCGTAACGCTTTATTGTTTTATTTGTATCGAAATCGTTTCTTGAGATAACACCTAGTAGTTCGATATCAATTGCATTTTCTGCATTTACTGTTAACGCTTTTAAGATTTTTTCTTTATTTGTTCTCGCTAAAATATATTTTTTTGGCTTTTTAGAGTCAAACTCTGTAACTTTTATTTTTAACTCTGGTTCGCCATGACCATAATAAGTTATTGTTTTAATTTCCTCACCATCAAAATCTTCAGAGTCTCGTACTTCATATATATTTTCATCAACAGATCTATTTGTGTGCTTGGCCCACGCATATTCGCCAACTATACCTATAAAATGAGGCAAATAGTTCTCGACTGGATTATTAAGATCTCTATCCATTAATATTCCAGTATTTTTTATATTATCTGATTTAGCATCGTGCCTTTTTTTAGCCAAAGCTAATATGTAATTTATTTCTTTTTTTGTAATTGTTATAGTTTTCATTTAATATTTAGACCAGCCTCCTGACCAATAATCATCTCCGTAGTGAATAAAAATTTCTTCTTCAGCATTTATTTCTTTTATTGTTTTTATGCAAATACCATTACTTGTAGTTACCCATATAGCATTATTATTATCGTTATGATTGTAAATTGAGATGTGACCCAATGCAATAACATAATTATCTTCGTTTTTAGGAAAAGAAAAAACAATTTTTCTAAGATTTTCAGGAGTATCTTGCCATTTACTAGCCCAACAACTGCTAAATGGAGAATGTTCCACTATGACATCAGCACAATGATGTATTTTTGTAAAGACACCAAGACCTCGCGTAGTATTTCTAATTTCTAAAGAAGAAGAAATAAAATAATTCATTTGTTTTCTAAGAACTGTTTTAATCTTTTTTGATTATCTGTATTTAATATTATAAAATCAGACCAAGGCTTTCCGTATCTAAGGATTTGCCAACACCATCTTAATCTTTCTGACCATCTTAAGATTCTGCCATCCATTCCTCTTTCAAATAGACTCAAACACACTTCTTCTTCGCCTTCGAACTTCTCGACAAGAAGTCCATGACTAAAACAATCGCAAATAAGAAATGCCGAATCTTTTTCTTCTTTCATTCTATTCTGATATTTCTTTCTATCTTATAAAGCGTAGTAGATAAGAAAGATAAAACTTTAATGGTTTTAAAGAATATAAAACTAACGCTGCGATTATACGGCTTTACAAAATACTTGTATTTCCAAGTCTGTCTAAATTGATAGTTTTCTTTATTTTTCTTAGCGAATTCGACATCTCGGATCTTTCTTTTGGCGTTTTCATTCGCTTCGAAATTAATAATCTTTACTGAAGACATTTTGCCGTTAATAAATACAGCTTCGTAAGTTATGAAGTAATCATAATCAGTCTTATTAGAATCAATAAAATCATAAAATTGTATTGTACAAGTATTGGTCAAAGGTTCAAGCCAAGTCTTTATGGTTTTTAAATGACCTATTTTACTTAGGAAGCCTTCGCCATTTGGATCTCCTTCTATCCATTCTGTATCTCGACGTTCAATAAGCAATTGACCATCTTTGTCAATAATATAAACATCTAAAGCACATTCAAAATCTTTAGTTTGAAAGCCATGCGAACCAGTATAACCTTTTGGGTCTTCTGGCATTGGCAGTGGACAATGACAATCTACACTATTATACATTCCCATAAATTAATTTCCTTTATTTTTAAACTCTTGCACATCATACAAGAAATTGCGAAACAACTGATAATCCTCAATATCGACCAAAGGCACTCCATTAAGCTTGTAATCTTTAACATAGTCCAAGATGGTATCAACATAATAAGATGGAATAATAATATTCTTTCCATCATACTTTAAATCGTCACTTTGAACAAGTATCTTGTCATTAATATTCTTCATATATAAATCTTTAATCATTTCGTTTATAATAATCTATGCTTAGACATAGTCAAGGTTAATTTGATAATTTTTCAATATTACCTTCAGTGTCTGAATAAAAAACCTCATTGACGTTGTATGACTTAATTAAGCTCAAACAGCCGGGACACGGTTTACTGTTAGCTAAACGGCCTTTCCTGTCAACTCTAAGAACGATCATAGAGTGATCGTCGAGATTGTCAAGCCCTGATTTGAGAATGACATCTAACTCCGCATGAGTGCCAACGTATCCATCGTGATACGGATGTTTCGCGATTTTGGGGTGAGTTCTTTTTCTATTCCAACCAATTTTAACTATCTTATTTTTCTTGATAAGAAAAGCTATATGAGAATTGTTTACATTCTTCCAGTTGGTAGGGCATAAAGCGTGCGCGGTTTCAACCGCTCGTTTCAATATTCGCAACTTCATTTACGACCAGATACGATGTTTTTCACGGATAACTTCTTTTCCATTTATTGCATCGACCCGCCATTCAACATCATCTGGTATTTCTACAATCTTTAATGTAGTATACAACAAACCGTTGGCTTTAGCACCAAGTTTTTGCACCGCTTCTACAAGTAAAGGATTGCTTCTATCATTATCAAAAGAATAAGCATTTATTTGCGACTTGGCTTTTGGGTTTTTTATCTTTTTTTGAATAAGTGATATAGCATCAGCACTTATAGCAAAATTACTATAAGAAGTATTAATTACGACTTGCATATATTGAAATTAGTTTTTCGAGTTCGTCACAGACGGTTTTAATATCTGCGGTTAATTGGCTAGGTTGGATTCCGACTTCATCCATCGTGCGGTCATCTTCTCCGGTACGCCATTTATTGTATGCGCGAAGACGTTCTATAGATTGTTCAATCATGAGTTAAATAAAAATTTGGTTTAAATATAGCTTGAATATTATCCAGATAGTAAAAATGTGCCACACGTTATCAACAACGATTAATGACCACGGTGCAAGAGGTGGTTTTGTGAAATTCTTTTGCCCTATAGTTCTCATGTACCAAGGTATTAATTGCCATCTATCTTGTATGTAATGTGTTATAAATAAAACGATAAACGCTGTAGGGTTCCATATAGAACCCATTAAACATACGCAACTCGCCCAAATTAAACAGTGAAGCGCACAAATGTAATTATCTTTTTTCTTGTTTTCAGCGATAAAATCAAATTGCAGCAGATAATCTGCTACTAAATGTCCTATGATTGCTGAAGTTAAGTCCATTACATCCTCGCTTCTATATCGTCTATCGAACCATACTCATTATAAATATAATCAAACAGCCAATCTTCGGCGTAAATAGTTATATTTAATTCTTTTGTTAGATTGTCGTATAATGCGTGCTGTTTGGCATTCATATCTCTGATTTCATCACGGGTTTTGCAAATCAGTTCGTATTGTTGGGGTGTAAATTTCATTTCCAAAATATTTGAAGTGCGACTATACTAGCGCAAAAAAATAACAATGTCAACGTCTTTAAGTTTAATTTTTCACCAAAATGATAAGAAGTTAAAACTGTAAATAATACTATGCCTATTGTAAAAGTTAATATTCTGTTCGGCCAAATCAAACCATTAAAATGTTCATTAATTAATTTGATAGCGCGAATAGATATTAAAGTCGATGGTACGCTTATCCATATTAAATAATATTCATATTTTTTAAACCATTCGGATAAAAATTGTCCATGTAATTGATACCATCCAATTACATAAACTAAGCTAAGTAATAATATTGCTAATAACAATTTCATTTATATCCACAGCATATCCATGTGGTCTACGAATAATTGTAAACCTTGTTTTTTACGAGTTTCGAGTTGATCGCATGTTTTTGTATATTCGTCCCAAGCTTGTTTTGCTTCAAGAGTTCTTTCTCTATTGAAATAATTTTTATCTTTAATGTCCGAACTACACGATTTAGGAAAAGGTGCATACTTATCAGGATCGATAATATAATCAAAAGCAAAAATCATTTCATCCAAAATGCGATTGATTTCTTTTTCACCGATCTTTTCCGCTTTTTCTCTATCTTCATCTTGTAGATTGTCATAATTACTAGGCAAAAATTTCATTGGAATGCCCATTTTACCTTTCTTCTTAAAATATTGCAAACGAGGAACTATATATTTAGCAATATTAGTTTCTAAAGAGTAAACTTCATCATCGGAAACTCCATAACGGAATTTCTGGTATTGGCATTTGATCCACCAACGCAATTCATTATAATTTCCTCTCAGTCCCCATCCAAGTCGATAAGGAAGAAAATCAATAAACTGATCTACATATTTATTATATATGTAATAATCATTAGCTTTTCCTTCAAACATCTTGTTTAGCTTTACTTGTTGATCATGCCAGCCTTTAAGACGTTTTTCTTTTTGTTCTAGCGTTTCGAAATCAAATTGTAATTGATAGCTCATAGTGTTTTATTATAAGAATCAATATAAGATTCTATATTGTATTTTCCTATGGGATTCATAGAATGCACAACATACGGTGGATGTTTAATTCCACGCTCCATACAGTAATTTACTAACCATTTAGCTGCGTCATATCCTGTCTTTTCCTTATAAGAATCATAAGGAATATCATCGTTATTTAAACCGTGGCCGTAATGAATATCTGCTAGATCGTGATCGTAGCAGACGAACTTGGGAACCCCTCTAAGAGTTATTAAATCTACAAATTCCTTGTAGCTTCGTACAACAGAATAATGTTGATCAACTGGTATATTAACCCAAGTGACATCGGTTGGGACGCGAATATCATCAAGGAACAAATTATATTTACTTATCATAGCTCAAATGCGGCGATTGTATGTTGGAAGGGGTTGCCTTCAATATTCTTTACTAGATTTAACATCTCAGCAGCAATCTCTCGGATTTCTTTCTGAGCATCAGGCTTGTTGCGAAGCTCAAGGAAGTGATAAAAACTGCGCCAATTAAACATAACATCAGCTTGAATTTGAGAATTATAAGCCTTGAAGAATCGAGCAGATTCCTTAGCTCGCTTGCGACCTAAAGTTGGTTCAAGATCTTTAACGCATTGATGATAAAGAGTATTGCCAAGGTGAGTATAATCTTCAAGTATTGTAGTCCATTTACTATTTTGTACTCCTTCTTTATCAAAGGTAGATTCAATATCTCCCCAATCACTAGGAATCAAATACTTATCTTCTTTTATCTCCTTGTACCTAGCAGACTCTCCATTAATAGATACGCCAACCCTATGTTTTAATTTATGAATATGGGAAGCTATATCAGAATTAACAAGAAAGTGGAGGCTAGATTTTTCAAATGGGGTATGATGCCCAGCGTCCGCAAGCATTTTGAGAAGCTTTGGGATTCTCTGAACTTTATCCTCTGTCAAATCTCGACTTGTTGATGTCCACGCCGAACACGCATGAACCTGATCGTTTCCATAGTAGCCAAGTAACTCGACGCTATTCTGATGTTTATTCATTTAATTTGTATTTATTTGTTTCTTTATCGAAAATTATTTTACCTTTTTTTACTAACTCGTATGCTATCTCTTCTAATTGACAATGTAAATTTCTATGTTCTGTAATATCCTTACAAAGCACTAAATTGTCAAGAGAATTGTTTAGTTTATCGCCGTCTATATGATGGATTTGTTCTCCACGGTATCCTTGAGTAGTTTTTAACTCTCTACCAAGAAATTTTTCATAAATTGCAACGTGTTCTCTTTTATATTTTTGCCTTCCAGAGGCATGGAACTCTCCTTCAACTTTGACCATTTTATAACCGTCACTAGAAATATATTCTCCACCTCCCCATCTGCCGCTATTTTCTCGACTAAATTGAGGTCTTTTTATTCCTTTTTGTGTGCCTACGGTTACGCAATTTTTACAAAATGGAGTTTTCTTAATTTTAAATTTGTATTTATCAGTTTCTTGAACTTTATTACAGATCGGACATAGATATGTTATCTTTTTCATTATAGAATTATACACTTATATACACGAAAAGTGAAATGTATAAGAGAAGATGTAATCATATATCTGAAAATTTTTTAATTTCTAACTTACCGTTGCTGAACACTATATACTCATTTAGTCCGTTGTCAATGCAAAGATTGTCGCAATCTGCTGGATTCACGTTGCCATCCAAATGGTGAGGATTAACTCTACCATTTTTATGATAAGTATGTCCAACGATTTGTTTTAATCCTTCAATAGGTTGAAACTCTTGTTTAAAATCTAGCCAAACAATTCCTCCACCTTTCTTAGGGCCACCTCGACTTCGGCCAGCATAATAAAACCAATGATTTTGATCTGTCCGTAAAGCAATGTTTGCGCGTTCTATCTCTTTTACAAAAAATAGATTCAAGTCATCATTGTTTTTAACAGATGGATCTATGTAATCAGAAAACAGTCCAGCATGAGTACAAAGATAGTCATCAATCCAAAAACGCCATTTGAACTTGTTGGTAATATTTTGACGCTCAGATCCTAGTATTTCATCGATAGCAAAAAACTTTCTATCTTCATACCCACTGCACATAGTATAGTGATTATTAAATAGATAATGTAGATCATGATTACCAAAAAGAGTATAGTTATTCGGCGCAGATAGATATCGCATCAAATAATCAGCAGTCTTTTTATAATCATCGGAATCATCCAAATTAAAACTATCAAACCAATCGCCAAGACAAATATTTATGTCTGCCGATTCGTGCTGAATAATCTTATTGAACTTCTCGATGTTATTGTGAAGATCGGAAAGTATTACTATTTTCTTTTTGTGACTATCGAATGTCATTTCTAAATTGTGTTTTAAAAGGATCAATCGTTGGTTTGCTGATCATGATTCTTGTATCAGTTTCGTTTTCTTTAACTTCTAACCATTTGACTTCAAAGTCGCCTTTTTCATTTCCACTCATTTCTAGCGTTCGATCATTAACATGAAAAATAATACCGTGGACATGGAGCTTAGTAATGGGCATACTAGTTCCTAATCCAACGTTATCTGATCCTCCAATACCAAGATTGCCATTATTAAGTGAAAAATCTTTTGACGGTTGAATATTCTCTTCTGCTTTGATTAGAGATGGAGTCGCTGCTGCCGCTACAAAACCGCCAAATATAGATTTAAAGAATCCCTTACGAGTGAATTTCATACTCATATATTATAACTTTATTTGTCATAGTCTATTTTTCCAATGACGTTTATGCGAAAAGTATTAGTTACTTTTCCATCATTAGAACTGGTTATAATGTAGCTCTCTTCAATCGTACCGTCAAGAAAAAAAACAATTTTTGTTGCAGATGATTCTATTATTTTTAAATCGTTAGTTATTGCGGCAAGTTCATCTGGATTCTCAAGAGAGTTTATAGTGTATTCTTCATCGAAAGATAATTCAATATCTTTTTGATGGTATGCCGCTTGATGACGTTTGTTTATTAGAAATGTTTTTAAATTCTCTCGCGCTTCTTGATATCTATTTCCATTAAAAGAATCAAAATTAATAACAATCGCGGCAATTATTGATAATAAAATCGTAGTCGCCAATACTATCTCTATGAGAGTAAACCCTTTAGATTTACCAGTCATTATATTTTGGTAGTTTTTCTAACTCTTTTTGTCTTTCAATGGCTCGTTTTAAAATGGTTTTTAACTCCATTAGTGCCGTCTCGTAAGAAACACAAGTTATTTCTATATTATCGGTGACATATCCATGATGTAACACTCTATATTTTGGCTGCTCGCCATAAGACCAGCGCGTTTCTATATACCAATGACAGTCTTTATCTTTATGGTGATCGCCGCTGATAAGATCGTGCCATTCTTCAGATAGCTTTACTATATCTTTTTGTATGTCAGTCATGAATATCTATGTGTCGAGCGTTAAGTTCATCATACAAAATTGTATGAATGGTGTCAAGAGCTTCACTCACATTTTCGAAATCGTTACCGTGCTTGCGGTAGCTTCTTAATCTTTCAGCAAGATGACAAATCACTGCATACATATCAGCAGATTGGTTTGCTATTTCAAATTGCTTTTGATCTTCAGGAAGATTGAATTCTAAGATTGCTTTCATATTTTAAAATTTGTTCACCGATATATTTAGTATACGCAGGAGGAATGGCTTCAGTTAATTCCCAACCACGACCTGCCCAAGGCATATCCATTACCTTGCGCCAAACATCGATTGAGCCTTTGCGACGACTCTTGCCGGTAACGCTCATATCGCGATAATCGATGCCATTATCTTCGGCGTATTTTTTAGAATATCCACGTTTAGTAATGCTTTTTAATTCTGCAACTGGAAAATTACATTCAAAATATCGCGTTCTTTCGATTGGCATATTAAACATATAACCAGTTAACTTAAATGGTTCTATAAGATATTCTTTTGCGCCAGCAACGTTTTCGATAATATAATATTTACCAGTATTAATTAACGCATTACGAACTGGCTCAATTAGTTTTGGCGTGTCTTTGCCTTGAGAATAATGAACGTAGACTGAATCAGGCTTTGTAGCGTTACTATATCCCTGACAAGGAGGTGATGCGTGAATAACGTCAAATGAGCCAAGAAACTCTTTATCTTTCAGGATTTCCATTACATCTCCTTTAATGAATTTAAAAGGATAACTAGGTTGATCTTTAATATCAACTCCGGTCACTTCGAATCCTGCTTGGCTGTAACCCATGCTTGCTCCACCAGCGCAGCAAAATAAATCAAGTAATTTCATAAATTTGTAAAGCAAATGTAAAAGTTGTATCTTTTTGATTGTTTAACGTGTCAATTATTGTAGATATGAAATATCTACTATCAATTATCGCGTTGACCCTCTCACTTAATGCCCAAGGTATACCAGATCATCCTCCCGGTCAAGGGGAAAATCGTCGTAAACCTCCTGAAATTTCGAAAGAATTTCGAGAAGAGATGTTGAAAAAATACGACACAAATAAAGACGGAAAATTAGATAGAGAAGAAAGGTCTAAAATTTCCCTTGAAGATCGCAAAAAGGTGGGTCCACCTCGCAGAGGACCAAAAGGCCCGCCTTCTCCAAGAAAAAATTAATAAAAAACCCACAGATTTAACTCTGTGGGTTGTTTGCTTATATCAATAATTACTCAGAAACTGTATTTGAATCGTTGTCAGAAGCAGCTTGTAGACGATCTGCTTGAGCGTTGATTACGTCTGCGGCTGCTTGAATAGCCTCTTCAGTAGGATGTGGAGTGTTTAGCACCTTTACGGCCTGATCAGTGATTGAAGATAGGCGGGTGATAGCGTCTTGTAGGTTAGTTAGTGAGGACATAATATGTTCTATTTGTTTTTGTAACGATGCTTGCTTATCTGCGATCTCTTTAATCTGTTTATTTTCACTTAAAAATATAGATTTAAGATTTTTTAGAAAAGTATTCATCATTAAAATATTTTATATAAAAAATTGAATTTGTAAGTCACAAACAAGTTAATTATTCACACTTTTTAAAACCCAGCAGTATTGCCGATTGTGTAGATAGTGTTTTGTACCATCCATGTTTTTCGCAAAGATGTCCTTTGCCGCCAGTCACTTCACAAGTTTTAGATGAAAGTTTCGCATACTTGTCAATCATAGCAGAGGTCACTTCATTTCCGCCGCTCGCATAAAACCGAAGTCCTGCAAATTTCTCCTTGACTTGAGCCGCGACGACTTGTTGGCAACCAGAGTTATTAATTTCATGTTGCATATCTTTGCAAAGATCAAAGATAATATCAAACCATCCATCATCACATTCAAAATAAAAATTCTCCTTAAAGATGTCAGGAAATCTATTAATTAGTTTATCGCTATTCTTGTTAGTCATTGTGTTTATCTTTTTTGTTTAAATCAAAAGGGTTATCGTCTTGTTCTTCAATTTCTCCAAGACAATCTATGCAAACAGAACAATAATTCAAATCTTCTAAAAATGCGGTTTTTTTGCCGCAGTAATCGCAGTTCATTATAGAGCGGATAATTTAAGAATTTCGTCTAAGCTCTCTTTTACTCTAATTGGATGCATGGTACTATTTTTAGTAAAAATCAGACTATGAATATGAGACTGTTCTACATTAACAACCATATCTAAATTAATGAGTTGAGGATTGTATTGTCTATTAGTTTTATTTACCAAGTCATCGTGACCGGGATCTAATACGTTTAATCTTACGAAATGAGCCATATAAAAAAAGCGGTTTTAAGGATTACCGCAAACCTTTTTAATTAAAATCTACGAGGCTCAGGAGCGCGAAACACTTCTTGCTCTTTACTCATGTCGCCTTCGACATAATAAATTACGCCGTTTACAGATTTAGCGCACTGCATAGCCCAATCATACGCTTGCTTCTTTCCTAGCGCAAGATTATAGGCTGACTGATACGCACCATCTCGGTCTCTGACAATATAACGCTTGTTCATATTAAGAGTTTTGAATTAGAATGTCGTGAATTAGATGACGAGTCTTATGGTCAAGAATTCGACCAGTCTCGTCCTTCGGGAGATCTGTAACTACCTTATCAAAATTAAGTCCAAGCACAGAACTCATGCACTTAATCTTTCGGTAGATGCCAATCTCCTTGTACTTTAGAATTGACCACAATGTGTCAACTTGTTCTGGAGTCGCCTTAGTAATTGCATTAGTCAAGGCAACTGGTTGTGTAATAACATCAGTCTTTTCACTCATATATTTTATATTACCGATCATCAGACTCTGAACCGATAGTTACAACACTGTTCGACAAAGCAGTATCATCATCTTCCTGAACCGTAAATTCTAGGTCCAAACAAATATCCTTGATTTCTTGACAAGTGATAAAAATACCCTTTAGACGGGATTGAATGGATTTGAGAGTAGGAGGCAATCCAGCCTCAATACGACCCTCAACGTAATTCTTGATAGCGAGATAAGTAGAATCGCTATAGTTGTGGCCTTCACTGATATTGCAACCACAATCGTCATCGACGCTGATTTCTTCTTCAGTGTTGTAATAAGGCTCATTGAGCGGAGCTTCAGTTTCCTTAACGCGCTCGAAAGGAACTTCACCAATGACCTTGTACTTAGAAACGCGAAGCTTCTGGAAGTTGCAATCAGTAGGCACACTAACTGCATCACAAGGATTAAATTCAACCATCATTAGATGGCCGTCGTTACCAGCCCAATCCTTTGCATAGTCATAGCTGCCAATGTGCAAGCCATGAGAACAATGATTGTCTTTGTTATCATCAACACTGTTGCGAGCGACTTCAATAGTTTCGCCCACCTTATTAAGAATACAACCATTCTTATTTACAGTACCAGTGATAACAATGGTATTAGTATTACCACGCTTTGAATAATAATCAGCATCAACGCCTTTATATCCAATAACATTGCCAGTCTCAGTCAATGGCAAAGTCTTATAAGAAAGAAAAGTATACAACTGATCGACACTGTTCTTGCTAGGATTGAACATAAGCTTCTCAATAAAATTGAGAATAGGTTGAGCATCCTTAGCTCCTGAGCGCAAAAACTCAAGCAACTTATCAATTACAAAACCCTTCAGTTCGTAATTGCCGTAATAAACCTTTTCAGCGACAACCTTGATGCTGTTATGCGAGAAGTCTTCGATCTGCTTCTTGATATCAAGAAACCGACCAATACTGTCGTATTCTGCATTAAGCAGAGCGTTCTTCAATCCGGTATAATTGGGATTATCCGTATTCACCGTGTACGGTTGACCTTCCCAAATGACCGTGATTGCGTTGCTGGTGACAATGTATGCTGGCTTGTTCATAATATTTTTTACACCTTAACTGTTCAACTATGCTAACTCAGATTTTCGAAAAGTCAACCGAATTTTGCTGGTTGATGAAGGAAATGTATGCCTTAAATTCAACTTCATTTTTATTGCGATCAGTATGGTAAAGATCGGAGTGAATTTTAAGCATTGGATAATTTTTATAAATTTCTTCGGTAGCTTCTTTTAAATATTTTCCGCAAATAGAAACTGGAGTTTCGTTATCATGGGACATATTAATTTTAAGATTTTCCAATGGATGCCGCCAAGTTTTAATAAATTCGGCAAATATAAGCGCGTCTGCTTTCTTAAGAAGTTCTGAACAAAATTTTAGCTTGTAATCGTATTTCTGATAAGTAACAACATCTCCAATCATAGACACGAAAGTCATAATATTATATGCGTCATCAGTCTTGCAGGAAATGTATTCAAGAGTCAACGACTTAACTTCATCAGAGCAAGCGTTCCATTTGTCTTGAACATACTTAATAACATCAACGAAGTCAGCGCGGCTTTTAAATTTACTAGTTATGGCTATATTATTTGATACTCCATAAACATTGATCTTAAACAATTTACTTACATCGTATAAAAAATGAGTATTGAGTTTATTCTTTTCATAATAAAAATGCGAATACTGATTGATGGGCTTACCGTTAGAAATAGGAAAATAAAGTTTAACAACAGATGCATCGTTTATCTCTTGAGAATAAGAATTTGAAGAAAGAAAAATGCGGTCATGAACCTTGTAAAAATAACTAGGCGTATATGGAATGGTAGAAGCTTTCTTATTAGAAGGAAGCTTAACAGCATTCAATTCACTTAGATTACAATAACCAGACTTAACAAGATCAAATCGATTAACCTCTTTGAACTTATCAACACCATTAAGAGTAGCAGAACTAATGATTGATTGATCGTGAGCAACAACGACTACGTTTTTGTATTTTTTAACTAATTCGTAAACGCGAGGAACGACCTTCGTATTGTCTGGCAAATCATGAAATACAATATAAGTATCTTTATCATTGCCAACAGTATAACATTTAGCAATAGCTACACGATCACCAGATACGCAATAATTCTTAGCATAAACAGGAATCCTGATCGTTTTATCACTCTCTTCATAACTAGAACGATTGAAATTCCAAGTAGTAATTTTATGGCCTTTGAAAACAAAAATATCTTGATTTTGAAGTTGGTCAAAAGCATTTCGAGGAAATGTCTGGCTAATATCTTTATAGTAAGACATAGCATCACGCAAACAATCAAATTGCGCGATTTTGTTTTTAATCGAATCCGTAAACTCTTTACAGAAAGCTTGATAACGAGACTTTAGATAAGACTTGGTAGTCTTATTGTACTCAAGCGTTTCGCGTGAGTGATGTAGCGAAACAGATCCAATATCAGCAATAAAAACAAGCTTATTAAGATACTTAGTCCATGCGTAATCATCGTCACTCTTGAAATCAACCAGTTCAGGATTGATAGGATAATAAATGCCGCCCATTACAATACCCTGTTCGCCAACTGAATAATGATTATAACTGTTATAAGATTTGCGAATCTGCCAATTATTACCAGAAGTAACGATCTCAGGCTTGACAATGTGATTTTGAATATTGAGGAACGTAGGAAGAACCTCAAAATTACTAAAGAATGAAGCGATCTCTTCGTTGAATTTATTTATATCAGCATTCGCGACTCCGACAGAAATACAAATACCATTACATTCAGAAGTATGCCCAAGGAATACTTCATCAATCTTAGTGTCATTCTCTTCAGAGATATAAAGGCTATAGATAGATTGAATACCATTATAATAAGAAGTAACAGTAAAACTATCTTTGTAAGAAAGAGGAGCGAAGCGTCCAATCCCAAAACCGCCGATTGAAAGATCGGAACCGCGCTTTGTAGATTTGCCAAATTTACTATATAGATTAAAAATTTGATCTCGGCTCAGACCACATCCGTAGTCACGAACTGAAAAAGTCTGATCAAGAGAAGTTGGAGACTTAACTTCGATAAGTTCAGGAGAAAGATTGTTCTCTTTATTCGCATCAACAGCGTTGGCGTAAGTCTCGCGAATGGTCGCAAGAATCGTGTTTGAATAATTGTTCCGCAAAAGCGAGGAAATGTACCTCATATCTTCTGCGTCAATCGAGCAGTTTACGGTTGGGAAATCGTGCGAAGTCGCAACGACTCTATCAGCAACAAGGATCTTCATACGCCATGATTATGGCAAATCATTCGAAATCGTCAAGGGGTTTTTCAAAAAAATCATCAAGGTATCCACTACTTAATTCAAGATAAAAAATAACTGATTTTTCATCTTCAAACATTCTTACTTCATTGGAAATACTTTTGGCGCATTTATAAAATATATCACTGCTATATTTATCTACGCTTTCTTCATTGGGGACTAACGCTCGTATAACGTCTAATACTAAAACGCGCAAATAGAAATCAGAATTGTTTTGTATCTGATTGTAGAATTTTTTATCTACAATTACTGCAAATTTATGAGTCATAAAAGTGGAGCGTCATATCGGTACTGCCCCGATTTGTCCTGTTTGGAAGACAGGTACATTACTTTTATGTTAATGACGCTTTATTAAATCTTTCGAAAGTTCTAACTCTGTGACAATTAGCGCATACTAATTCACATTTTTTGATTTCATTTAGAACTTTCTTTTTACTATAATTTCCTTTAGCTGCGTTTGATATTTGAAATTTTTTATTATGCAAATGATCAAATTCCATGACATAATGTGGATAACTAACACCACAATCTTTACATGGTAAATTTTTTAACGATTTATACCATTCGAAAAAATTCTGTTTGTTTTCTTTGACTTGCAATAATATTTTATCTTTATTTTTTAAATAATGATTGCGCCTTAAAATTTTATGACATTCTTTACAATGACTTGAAAGCCCATCTTTTTTAGAAATATTTTTACTGAAATGATTTAAAGATTTACCTTGTTTGCATTCAGTGCAAATTTTCATATTAATTACGGATTTATTACTTTTTCTAACCCACAAACTGGCTTTAGCCTTAGTAAAGCTTTGCCGCCTTGTTTATCGTCATGTTGAATAGCAAAACATTGTATAAAAACAAATTCATTAATAAACCTTACGTCTATTAATTGTACACTATGTTGTTTGCCGTCTTCAGTCTTAAGAATAGCAAGCGGCGGCGAATTAATATCAATATCCTTATACAAAGAATCAATATTTACTTCTTGCCCAACATAGTTTTCCAAGAATTTACCACCAGCATTGCTGCCGTCTATGTTGAGAATAAACTTCATGCTTCGATATCTATAATTTCGTTCTTGGGGTTATTAAGAACTTGCTTAAGGATTTCAATAATAAGCAAGTCTTGTTGAGCTTGAGGCTTGAAATCAGCTTCGCTTTTAAAGATATCCTTCAATACTTCAAGATCATTATCTCCGATCTTAATTGTTACATTTTTCATGTATTAATAATATACATAAGGTATGACTTTTCAATTGACAGTTTATTCGTTTAATAAATTACGGACTGTACTTGCGGTCCATTTTCTACCTGTTCTGGTGGGTATATTTTCATTATTTAAATAGTCAGCTTTGCTTTGAAGAGTTTTAAAGCCATTGTCTTTTAGATATATTGTAATAGGTGACATTTTGATTCGAAATTCTTTTTTCGCTTTGTTTGCGCCATCATTCATAATTTTAATTGATTTTTCTGGATTTGGGCCACCGAGTTTTACGCCACGTTGTTTTGCTTTTTGTAGACCCTGTTTAGTTAGATTAGACAAAGAGATGTTTCTGGGTTTTATGTTATGTACTTTGTCGTGACATGGTTGACAAAGCGGTATGGTATTTTTACCGCCTAGTGATTGTGGAATTACATGATGTTTTACTATATTAGATATAGAATTACATTCGAAACATTTTGCTGAATCAAACGAGATAAGTAACATTTTTCAATTATGAATACGCTTGATTAGATGAATAAAAGCTTTGTCTTTGCCTTTTACTTCGATCTCCCAAGTAACATCAAGACCCATATCAGGAGGAGCGGTAGTTAGATTCTTGGCATGATTTCTTTTTGTACCAGCTTCAGCTTCAGACCAATGAAATACTGGAGGAACGCTCCAAGTCTGAAAAAATCGAATAAAATTCTTTTCAAAAGGTACTATAGAGCCGTCAGGTAAGATGCTAGGATTAGCGGTATCGTGTAGATTGTCGTAAGTCAAAGGGAAGTGAAAATTATAAACTTGTTTCATGTAGTTATGAAAATAGTCATAAAGATTACTGCAAGTCCAGAAACCTTTGTCTTCGTTTTCAACCACTAGTCTACTACGAACTGACATATCACAACGAAAGAGATTTCGTACAAATTTGTCTACGAACTTTTCAGCAGATTCAAAATTAGACAAACTAGGATGAATATTAATTGGGCATTCATGAGTTTGCGGCATTCTCATTTGATCTAAAACCCAAGCATGAAAATTGAGTTCCGCTATGGATTTGGCGCAAATGTCATCGGAATTAGAACCAAGAACCACGAACTGATCAGGATGAATTGACATCGTAATATTTAGTTCGCGAGACACACGGCCAATCTCCATCAGCTTTTGCTCAAGAAGGTTCCAGTAAGGAAGTAATTCAACTTGAATCTTAAGAGTAGGATCAGTAACCAAAGGAAACAATTTGCAAGACAAACGATAATGTTTAATACCTACTTCTTTACAATGCTTTAAAGTTTCAATCGTAACCGTAAGGTTATGAGAGATGCGGCGAGAAAGTTCAGCGATAGATTCGTCACGATCCTTTTTAAGGAACTGAGTACGAGTCATGGTTTTGAACGCTAATTCGGGGTTTTTATCCCGCAAAAGTTCAGAAATGCAAACGAGTCCATATTTCATCGCCTGACTTTAAGATTTTTTTGCTGTCTTGTCAAGGGGTAAATTCTCAATAAACTCAGAAATATTATCTAATAAATAAACTAAATTTTCTATGTCTTTATTTTTATCTGAAACTAAATAAATCTTTTCACAATCATCGTTACGCCCATAATTTAAAATAAAAAAGTTTTTATCGATGTCTTTTATAAAATCAAAAATTCTTTTATTTTTTTCGGACAGGCTGTATCTTACATTATCTTCTGTTTCGACTGTGTTGGAATGAGATATTAATGGACAAAAACAAAAATCGTTATGATTTAATCTTTTGGCCTCTATAAAATGAGTTTGCATTTTACTATCTATTTTTTTTAAATTACTGCTTAATAAATAATCATAAATTTCATGCTCGATTATTTCGCGATTATTGTTTAGATAATAAGCGTTAAAAGTTATCACGCCTTCTTTAAAATCTTTAAATCCAAATCCTTTCTTTAATTCGATTTCACCTTCTGAATCATAATTAAATTCTACACCAACTGTAAAACCAGAAAAACCGGGATGAAGTTTTTTCCACTCTTTAGTGTCTGTGTAGTATTTTAAACACTCTTCACCTCCGAAATCCAATAAAAAATTAAAATACGCATCAAAATGCTCGTATATTTTATTGTAAATTTTTATCTTTTGTATTTTACCTTCTTTGAGAGAAAGACCGGCTGAATATATATTTTTGCCGCCGTCAAATATTATTGGATTGATTATATCTTTGAAGTATATCATAACTACTAGAGAATTTTATTTTTTTATGTATAGCTCTTTGATGTATTAAGGTAAAACCTACGCTTCTACATATTATAGGAAAAATATCAGCATTATAAACATTACATCCACAGTCTAATAAAACACAAGCAGTTAACCCTCCAATATTCAATGGTAAATTCACATGTTTCGCAAAATTACAAGAGTTTTGTATGTTTACGCTTGAATAATTCAAGGCTGCAATTTTTTCTAAAGCTCTTTGAGTTCTTGGATCAACATCTTTATATTTAGGATGACCAAAACCGGGATAAAATCTACTTTCAGTTTTGTAATTTTCTAATATAAAGTTAAGTGCGCTGCTAAAACAGGCGTGTTTAACACCAAAAACATTAATAGAACTAGCTATTACTTGAGGTAATTTTTGCCCACAAGCCGTAGAATACAATGCTATTGCTGAACTTGGGGGTTCTATTTCATCGTCATCAAACGAAAAAAGCTCATTAGCAATAAATTCTAAAATTTCATTTTGATCGTCGGTTATTTCTTTATTATTTAATTTATAAAATAATGATTTTAAAAAGCTCATTTAGGAAAAATAGTGTATTTTTTAATATTTGTATTAACGCCATCAGGAGTTATGATAGAATCACTAATATGTAAATTAAAGTTAAATATCTCAGCGGTTTTTTTTGCGTTTTCAATAGAAATGACATTAGAATTTTTTATGAAAGTAGAAAATTCATCTATTTCTGTTTTTAATAAATCGAACATTTTTTCACGCAGTAAAAAGCTATATTTTTTACCTCTGTGTTCCGGCAATATAAAGGTAAAGCCTCCTTCTATTTTTTTATTTTTTATTTTTACTATTTCATATCCAATAGGATTATCGTTTTCAAAAAGTATAAAACAATGGTTTTTCGAAAGGCTAATAAGGACCACTTCTTTAAAAAATGACTCATAAGGACCATGAGTTTGTTTTATAATTTCCGATATAGATTGATTGTAGATTTTTTCAAAATCCTTCGAATTGAAAAACAATTTATATCTTTCTACTTTTATCATAATAAAAAGCCCCCATTTCTGGGGGCTTGACTCATTCACATTGGAATACCATCATCATCTTCAACAGACGCTGGTTGCGGTACTCGCTTCGGCGGTGCAGTCTTTACCTTTGCTGGTGCTGTAGCAGCTTCGCCGTTCTCTTGCTCATTAGACAAGTAAATAATAAAGTCTGGCGACTTCTCATTACTCTTAGTCTTGTTACTGAACATGATTACTCGCTGCTTCACTTTGTTTCCTAGCTCATCAGAAATGATATAGCCAGTACAAAACGAACTCTTTCCATTAGCGGCTGCTTTCTTCCAAAGCGCACCAACTTCACGATTCTTCCAATCTGATTGCTTATCTGTGGTATTACTCATATTTTTTATTGTGATGTATAACTAAAACTAACGAAGTGAATATTATTATTAATAGTAGCACTAATTTTTATCTTCATGTTAGCAATTATTTACGCGAACTCACTTTAGCAGATTTTTTGAGGCTGTCAAGAGGTGATTTCAAAAATTATCGAGATCTCCCAACATTTTCACTTCTAAAGTTATTCTGTTTTTTAATGCGATCAATTGTTTCAAATATTTTAATCTGCTTTTTTCTGTTTTTGCTCTTGTCGTTTTTAAAATAACCTTGTCAACCTCTTTATTAAAAAATGCAGCGGAATCTTCAACTATTTTTTTATGGTTTGACATATAGAGCTTGTAAAAAATCTTGGTCTTTTTTGACCCAATGCAAGATTTTTTCGATACTCTTATTATTCAATTGGATGTTGTTTATTCCATAAAATTTAAATATTTCTTGGTACTTTAAATCAGGTTCTTGAACCGAGCCTTTTATATATTGTTGAATGAAATAAACATTTTTTATTTTTGAAGCTGCGATGGTTTTGGCGCAATGAACACACGGGCTGTAAACCATACAAGCGTAGTGAGGTTGACGAGATGCATATAAAATAGCATTGATTTCGGCATGATTAATTAAACAAGATTTAGTTTCGCGATCTTTAAAAACATCTTCTTTTGGTAAAAAACCGGGACCGAATCCGTTAAAGCCAGTAGACACTGTTCGCCATTCTTGGTCGAATAGCGCAACGCCTACTTGTGTGTGAGGATCTTCAGATCGCGATCTTGCAGAAAGAGCGATATAACATCCATATTCTGGTTTACTTAATCTTGGGTTATTCGGATTGAAACTCATAATACATTAATTCAGCATCCCCTGCGGTCCACTTGTGAGCGAGACCTTCACAGGAAAATTCTTTCGAAAACGGTTTCCATGTTTTCGCTTCTGGAGGTAGTTTATTAGATATCCACGCTCCACTGTCTCTAAAAATTATTCTATTATTTGGTTGAGCGAACATTTGTCCGCCTTCGCCCCAAAAAATATGAGCGCATTTGTGTCCAGCAGATATTTCAGAATAGCCTAGATTATAATCTTCACCATTGCACCAATCAATTGTGAATAGATATTTTGCAACATGCATTCTCTTATCTTTAAGATAAATATATGCACTGCTATTTTTTAAATATTCAAATCTTTGAATTGTAAAATAATAACTATAACTATCCCATAGCTGCAACCAATCTAAGTCATATTTGGTGATGGGTTGTTCACTATTGGAAAGATAATGAATAGGCACTCTGGCAAATTGTGCGCCGTATTCACTCATGACATTAAACATCAAACAACGTCGAGGAATAGATACTATAGAAAATATTTCTACAGGAATAAATTTTCCAGTCGTTCTGGGCGCACTGTCAGCAAGAAAAGAAGTATCTAAATATCCTAACTGAGTTGGTATATTTGTCGATAGATAGCTCATTATTCGCCTTTTTTAAACGACTCCATGAGATCATGCACGGATTTTAGCATCGTGTCAAGAGTGGCAATGCGATTTGCGTAAAGATTTTCGGTTTTTATCTGTTCTTCTTTGATAAGTTTTTCTAGTTCTTGTATTTTTTTAAAAGTTTTGACTGGTTTGTTTCTTTCGAATTCAGATACGTTCATATTTTTTTATAAATAAAATACTTTTGCCATTCTTCTCTATTTTTTACTGGCTTGTTGGGGAGTACGGGGATAGGCATTGGAACGGATTTAATATCGCGATTTTTGTTGTCTAAAAATGGATATAAGTCCTTCTTTATTTGATTACACCGCGCACAGGTAAGAGTGATGTTTTCTATTTCTTTAGTTCCACCTTTGGAGCGTGGAAAGATATGTTCAACGGTCATATCTTTTTTATCAAATTGATCGTAACAAATTTGACAAGTATAATCAAAAATAATGCATAATTTTTGAAGACTCAATGTGCGAGGCATTTTTTTTCTTTTTGAATAAAAAGAAGCTTTGATAACAGCGGTAGTGGGTAAAAACCAAATTCTATCTTTAGAAGTTAAAAAAGGTTGATCTTCGTGAAAATCAATTCCCTGATTAGAAATCCATTGCAGATTGTTATCTATTAGATTTTCGCTCGCATCAAAGCATTTGATATTATTTTTTATTAAATGCAAGAATGTAGCCCTACCCGTTAAAAAGGTGTAAGGCATAAACGAAGAATCTAAAAGTAAAGTGGTTATTTGATTAGAATAACTTGACATACTATGAAAATAGCAGAAAAATCAAAATTGTCAACATAAAAAAACCGTTAACTTTCGTTAACGGTATATTTGACTAAATATCGTTCACTATTAGAAGTTCCAGCGAACTCCCGCAACAGCGACTACATCGCCGCTGAACTCTTGGCGTGCGAAGTTATACTTGGAAGACTGAAAATTATTGTCGTAATATCCAACTTCAGCATAAGGTTGAAGATGATTGAAGAAAGTGCGAGAAACACCAATCTTGGCTGCTACGACATCATAATCAGTAAACTTACCATACTCGACAGCAGGAGTAACAGTGAACCAGCCGAACACATCGGTTGGGCGTTCAGCACCAACGATATAACCTGATTGACCAAGGTTAAAGTCATGTGAACCACGGATGTAAGGAGTTAGATATGGATTTACCAAAGCAATCTTTGGAGCGATTTCAGTGGAATTACGACCTCCAAGAATTGAGCTTTGATGGCGAAGAACTTGCAAATCACCGCGAAGGGAGAACTTTTCGGTAATCTTTAGAGCCTTGCCAACACCCACCTTCCAATGAGATTCGTCGATGTTATTAGAATTAGGAAGAACGACACCACCGACGTAAGCATCTACACCAAAATAGGTCTTTCCAATGTCGAAACCAGCAAATGCTGATCCGCTAGTCTTTGCTAGACCATTGACGATGTAGTGGTTGTTGTAACCAGCGTTAATACTGGCGTTGATTGTTGATTCCTCGGCATCCGCAGCAAAAACTGCGACTGAGGCTAGAACTGATACGATGAATAACTTAAATGACTTAATCATAGGCGTATAATTTTACACCTTTTTAGCGAGAAGTCAACAAGTTTTTTTCGTCAAACGCCTTTTATCTTGTTCATTAAATAATTAGCTCCAACTGAAACTGCCGCAACTATTCCTGCTAAATAATATTTAAAATACTCAAGGCCAGCGACTCGCGTTTCTAAGTCTTTGTGGCTTTTTTTAATATCGTCTATATTGTCAGAGATAGTATCTAATTTTTGTTCCATTCTTGAGAGAACAGCATCGTAACTATTATTTTCGTACTTGTCTGACATGTAGTTTTTTACACTAGAAACAGAGCTTTGAGAGCGTTGTTTTTTTAATGTTAAATTTTAGTATTTTTTAAGTCTATATAAAATAAAAAAGACCTTTAGAGTTATAAACTACTATTTTAATTTTAGTTTCATTGATCCTGTTTGAGCCAAGTATGTCAGTCACTTGAAAAGGGTCTGGAGTGGGGCTTATTGGAGCGGCCATAACTCTATCTTTTACTTTATATATATCTAAATTAGTATCAACAATACTTGGATGGTATTGTCTTGTTAAAGGTGCCATTTTCATATTGTTTTAGGTGTTGATTCTGTTTTTTTAACCCTAGAAGTTGGAAACGCTTTGTTTCCAAAGTCAGATGCGTATAAGCTATATAATCTCATAATAACTCCATGTTTAACAGTAACGTCGCCAAGATCTTCGACTAATACATAATTTGGCCTATCGTATTTAGCTACAACATCAGAACTAACTAATAAATGATTAGTTTCTCCTGAATCCATTACTCTTTGTGCATAATTAATTCCATCGCCACTAATGTTTAAATTGCCATTGATATCTTCAAGCGGGCAAACATCGCCACAATGAATACCCATTCTCATTTCTAAATCTGGTCTATTTTTTACAGCTTTTGCTACGGTAATGCCACAATTGATAGCGTCTTCAAGATAAGTAAAAAATCCGAGAATCATTCCATCTCCTGTCGGTAGAACGATTAATTTTTCAAGTGCGTTTGCGGTTTTAAATTGTATAGTTGATTTAACTATTTCGCCCAAATCTTTAAAGCATTTTCTCTGCTCATCAGTGGTTTTTTTACTATATCCAACTATGTCCATGAAAAAAATATAGCCATCTTGTATTTTGTCCAATTCAAGACGACTAGATTTAACTTCAGCATCAATAGCTGCTACTTGATTTATTATTTTTTTAAGTGGTTTCGGAGCTTCAACTTTTTTAACTTCTTCGATTTTCTTTTCTTCGACGACTTTGTTTTTGCTTTTTAAAAATTCTTTCCAGTTGATTGTTTTTTTATCTTTTTTCTTTGGATCTTTTGCGACTTCTTCTTCGTGTATTTTTTTTAATTTATCTTCTTCTTCATTTCTTTTATCAATATAAGCTTGCATTTGTTTTTTAAATTCTTCGCTGATGTGGATTGTAACGTCTTTGCCGTTGCCTCCATTGTCGATTTTTTTCTTTCTTGCGGCTCCTTTTAATTGAAGAAGCGTTTGCATTTTGATATTGCCAGTTTTAAAAGCCAAATCTAATGGAGCTATTTCGCCTTTAAAATCCGCTCCATTAACGTTAGCTCCTAAACATATCAAAAACTCAACCATTTCTATATCGTTAGCGTTAACGGCATAATGAATTGGCATCCATCCATTCTTTTCATCTCTGCCATTTATGCGCCCATCTACATCAAAATATTTTTGCACACCTTCAAAATCTCCCGTTTCAGCACAAAAATGAAGGCTTGAGCCGCCAGAAGATTTTGCACCAGCTTTAGTTAATATTCTTACTATTTCGCCTCTATTACCTAAAGCTAATACGTCTATTGGATTATTCTTTCCTAAGAAGTCTTTAGCGTTAACATCTGCACCTTTGATTAATAAATATTCTACAAGATGTTTTTGTCCGTAGTGAGCCGCGTAATGCAGAGCGGTCCAGCCTTTTGCGGCATCAACTTCATTTAAAGTATGTCCTTTGTTCAACATCTCTTCGATAGAAACTATATCTCCATTTTTAGCGGCTAAATGAAAACTGCTACCACTGCCGTATTTTGCGCCACGTTTTTGAAGAGTATCAACAATTGATAAAAACCCTTTTTGTTCTGCAATATCAAGTGCTGTATTTTTACTTGTCCAGTCTTTACAATTAACATCAGCACCATGATTCAATAATAATTCAACAATTTCTTTATTGTTTTCTGACACAGCTACGATAAGAGGAGGGTTGCCGGTATCCTCATCTCTTTCGTTTATATTAACTTTATCTTTAACTATGCAATTGTAGACATTATCATATAAATTGCGGCGGATATGAGTGAAAATATTAATTGCCATTTTAGTCTTGCTTTTTAAATCTACTTAGATCTAAGTTAGCAAGAGGCTTTTCAATATTTAATGATGCTAGTCTTTCGTTTTGGACGACTAGTTTGCTGCCGCCCAAAACCTTTCCGTCAACAACATCGTATATGAAGAATACGGTCTTTGTTAAACCCACTCTAACTATTCTTCCAGGTTTACCATCTACATAAACGACATCATCTTCTTTATAATCATTTCCAACAAACATGAATAAAGCTGCGGCAAGTTTTTCGATACTAGACTTAAACATTAATGCTACAAGTCCAATAATAAATAACCAAACATATTTGCCGGTCAAATCTTGACCAGTTGATTCTAATACTTGTTGTGATATAACGTGTGCGTCGTTTGTGTTCATATAATCAGTTGTGTCATAACTGATTACACTAAAATAAATAAAATAGATTTTTTAAAGTTCTCCGGTATTTTTTAGTATATTGCCGGTTATTTGATCCACTTTTGTTCTCTTAATATATTATCTATTAAATCTTTTTCATCGCTATCCATTTCTTTCTCGAAACGTTTTAGTAATTCATTTAATGGATATACTCTATCAGGAGATTCTTTCTGTTTTACTTTCAATTCTTGAATAACATCTACAATTTTAACAAGAGGAGATTTAAATTCATCAACCTTATCTTTTGTTGCGAAATCACACATTTCAAAAGCTTTGGGAGTAAGAGCTTTAAGAATAGATATGATTGCAGATCCCAACATATTAAATATTGAGAATGCAGCGGCGGCAGCAGGATGAACCGTAGCCAATAAACGAAGAAGAACGAATACCACAACAAATACTAATATTGCAGTTAACGCGCTAACAATAAATTTCTTTAATCCCCAAAATACTGCATTAAGACCAAACATTCCGCTCATTGAATCTAATACAGCTTTATTTTGATCAGCTTCTTTGGCTACTTCTTTAGCTTTATCGGTTAGTTGCCAGAGTTGATCGTCGTATTTTTGATTTAATTCTGATTTTTCTTTTTGAAGTTTATTTATTAGCTCGTCTCTTTGAGTTAATAACTCTTCGCCTTTTTTACGTTCTTCAACTAAAGCGGAGTTTAAAAGATCTACTGTAGCTTTAATTCTTTTTGTTTCGTCTATGTGAGGCGAACCGACAATGGAAATAACTCTTTCATTTAATTTTAATGCTGTGTCTACTTGTACAGGAGCATTAGTAACTTGATTTAAAGAATGTTGAATGCCGATTGAAAGCCCAGAGGTTTGTATTTTCTTACCTTTGTCGTTCTTTTCTATTTCTACTAAAGTGTTATCTACTTTTTTTTCTTCTTTCGCGATAATCTTTTGATTGTCATCGATTTGTTTAGAAGGCTTGATTGTAGAGAAACATCCAGTAAATAAAAAAACCAATATAATAAATATTGGTAGCTTGAAAGTCATATCTGTTGTTACACAGATAATGATAAAAAGAAAATATAAAAATTATCCGCTATTACTTTTTTCTATACACGGAGTTTTCTTTTGTTATTTTAAATTTTAAAAGAAGGTTACCGTCACCAATTTTAACATATTGATCGTCGTACAGTAATACATAATCATCTTTTTTAAATAACTCGCCTATTTTAACTAGGTTGTATTTTTTAATATCTTTATCGGATAAGGTAAAGACATTCACCGCTCTATGTATATTTGAAACATTATCGTTCACTATTGGAGCCTTTTTTAATTTTCTTTATATTCTTACGTCCCCAATTTATTGAATCGTGATTTTCTTTATATTGTTTGCTAAAACAATTCCTTGGTTTATCGCCTTTACCAGCACTCATATTTTTTTTATTTATATAATTCTTACGCTATAAAATGGTTGTCCGATCAGAATTCGAATCTGAACAAAAAGAGTCAAAGTCTTTTGTGCTACCGTTACACCATCGGACAATTTAAATTGGCGGTGAGAGAAGGATTTGAACCTTCGGTACTCTTTTGAAGTACGGAATTTTAGTAGAATTCTGCCATAAACCAGACTCGGCCACCTCACCTTAATTTTTCTAACTCGAAACATCCAAAACCAGCTTGATGTTCAAAAGTTAGTAATCCACATCTTTTACTTTTTTTATTTGCACAGACTCCGTAATCAAAGTCTGCATCTCTATATTTCTGATTGTATAAAGGAATAAAATGCTTACACCCGCCGCTACAATCATTGTACTCAGCATCAGGATCAGCCCAGCGAGATATTTTTCCTCCATAATCTATATAATCAGTATCAAGAACTTTACAAAGATCCAATAGACCTAAATCTTTGTTTTTTTTCACTTCTTCTTATTGTTTTTTATAGAACGAGTTGAAGTTTTAAGTCCAAAATTCAAATCAATCCAAGCCGTCTCTATCAATGCTTTATCTTTAGTGAGCTTCATCTTTTCGCGCATATACTTCATCGTCCAGTTCTTCCACTTCTCATTCTCTTCTGGGGAATATGTATACTTCTGATACCAATTTGGTACTTGATTATTGCAAATATCTTCGTATTTTATATCTAAATTGGCAATTTTAAATTGTTTATCTATTATCTTTTTAATATGTTTATCATTCATACGCCGGTCCATCCAAATCCACCGTCTTCTCTTACGGTATTATCAAGAGTGTTAGTTTCATTAAAGTTTACCGAATAACAAGCTTCAAATATAATTTGAGCAATTCGATCACCTTTCTTAACTATAAAATCAATATCCTTGTCTGTATTATAAAGAATAACTCCAATATCTCCACGATAATCGCAATCAATCACGCCAGCCAGAACATCAATACCATTTTTATAAGCCAAGCCAGAACGAGGAGCAATGCGCCCGTAGTAGCCGGTAGTAATTGCCATTGAAATATTAGTCTTTACTAATTTGCGAGTTCCGCAAACAATTGTAGTGTCTTCTGCTGCATATAAATCATATCCAGCCGCAAAATTTGTTCCTTGAGTGGGAATTTTTGCATTATCAGAAAGCTTCTTAATATTTATTTGTAGAACTTCTTTATACATATCACTTATCTTTTAACATTGACATTAAAATTCTAGCTTCTTTTGCGGGAATATCATTGTAACAAGTCCAAACTTTAGCTTCGGCATTCTTATAAACGCCAAGCTTCCAAGCGTTTCGAAGGTAATCTTGAAACTCTTCAAAATTACTGAGTCCAGAATTCTTGGCAGTCTTTTCTAACATGCCTTGAGAAGAAGGAAGAGCGACTTCATTATCATCTTCAAATACTGAAGGGGTTCCCTTCTTAGAAGCATCGATTTCATCGCTACCTACGATATGTACGCCTAGAAAGTTTCTTACAGACCTAACGAATGCACGATTAGCTGCAATCGTCTCCAAAAATTTGACAGCAAAATCTGAAGTGTTATTGACTGTAGCGTTTGCGATATCTTCGTAGTAGCTTTCACGTTCTGATTCATAATTTGAAATCCATGTTATACCGCATTTAATGGCGACATAAGACGCTTCACATTTAACAACATCGTATTTTACGCTTGTATAACCTCGCAGTTTTGCAAGTTCTTTAATACCAGACAGCTTGATAAGAAGCTGATTGTCAGCAAGACCTTCAATCGAAGTTGGCATCTGCTGCTTGCGCGATTCAAACCAGCCTCTATTAGGAAATAGATGCTCTGGTTTAACCATTGCTCGCCAGTTGATTGAGCCGTCTTCATTTGTCTTGTAATCTATTCCTTGAATTAGACCCCATGCATTACGCGATTGGGGTGTTAGATGTGGGTTCTTCTCGCTCATTGTAGATTTTAAAGAATTCGATTTCTTTTTCGAACTCTCTTGAGAGAATAACACATTCGTCTGAATTGTCAAGGTGTTTGTTCAAGGTATGATTGGCCTTGCAGGAAAATTGTTTTCCTTTGGATATTAAAATCTTAGAGCTAATAAATTTAGACTTCTCTGAAATTGTTGGCAGCTTTTCCAAAGCTGAATCGTTTTCAAAATCTTTATTAATTTCCCAATCTAAAAATTTAAATTTATATTCGTTTAGCTTTTCTTTGTCGTCGCAAAATATTTTTAATTTAAGACCTATCGTTTTGCAGTGTTTTAAGAATTTTTCAGATATATTTTCTGACATCATTATAGTCATAAGAATGATGTTGCTTCTATGAGGAGCTATAAGATTTATGTTTATATCTTTATCTGTAATAATATTTACTTTTCTATTAGCCATCCAATAATTAAACACAGAAACATTTAAATTTTTTATGTAGTCTAGTCGTAAATTTATTGATCGCCCTTTCATGAAATCTTCTCCAGATATAAAATCTGGAACAATCTCTACGATTTTTTGATTAAAACTATTACCAAGACTGACTAATTCAAATCTATGAAGATCATTTTTAATATTTAAATTATCCAATATGTTTTTAGCGATTACGTAAGGGCTAATTAAATTAATTGTTTTTGGCGTTTCTTTCAAGCTTCCGTATGAAGGTAAGTTACCGTCTCTGTCAGATTCTAAAATTATTTGAGAATTTTGATTCCAAACTGGTTGTGTGTTTTTTGGATTAAATACAGAATACAAACCAATAGATTTTACATTAAAAACAGAAGCAATGTATAAACTATAATTTTCATTAGAAATTAACAGTTTAGCTTTCGATATCAAATAGTTTTCTTGTTTTTTGTTTATTGTTATGTAGCATTTACTGCAAGCAAGTTTATTATTTTTCTCGGTTGCTAGTTGAAAAACATCTATATCAGCTTCTTTTAAATAATCTTTGATAAGATCGAGAACATCATTAAAATAATCGTATTCACCAGTATCGTTTTTGCTTCTTGTGTCTATGATTATATAATTATCATTTTTAATTGGCAGAAAATATTTATCAAGATAAGGCTTAGAGATTTTAACTCCGCAATCTAAAGCCATTTTTTCAGTTAGATTCATATATGTTGTATTGAATAATATCTTCTGCGTTTCTGAAATAATTATTATTAATAGATAGATATGGCGCAAACACTATATCAAAATATTTATTATTAGCTCCTTTGCCTTCGAAAAATAACGGATCATCCATTTTATTAAAATAGTTTAATACTTTTTTAACATCAGGATGCGAATTTATTAAATCAAAATACTCGTTTCTTGTGAAGAAATAAATATCATAATCGGGGTAGGTTTTTTTAATGGAAGTTACTAAAGATGTGGCAATAATAATTTCTTCAACTCCATTAGGTTGAATAAATGCTATTTTTTTTGAATCTTTATTTTCCTTGAGGGAAGAAAGCATTTCATCTAAAAAAGAATTTTGATTTTCCGACAAAGCTACTTTTCTAAAATAATTTAATACATCAGATCTTTTAAGATCAGCTTTTAATCTTTGCATCCAATGAACGACACCTGCTGGATCTTGTTTTGTTAAGATGTTGCTGTATAAAGATTCTATCCATTCTTTATCTTGTGAATTTGGATCTGGATCATAAAACGGATCGCACTTTAATTTTTTATTTTCAAAAACGTAATCTACATGCGGAAAACTATCGAATAAATTTTCAAAAAACTTACCAACAACTTCTATACTATAATTATCTATTACAAATTGCCTTGCTGATTTGCCCAATAGCTTCTTGGTTTCTGATGGTAAATTATATACATGCTGTAATTGAGAAAAAATGCTAGTTGGCAATGTAGAAGCTTTAATGAATTGAGTTCCAGGCTCTCTGTATTCAGCCCATTCAAGAGGAAAGCCTCCACTAGCTTCTGTGGAACAATCTTCGCCACAACTATAATTAGTGACGAGAGTTATTAGTTCAGTCAGTTTTGCTTCTTGAATTGGGATTTCTTGTCCGCCAGAAGTGAATGGATGACAATATACATCCATAAGATTATATATCTCATTCAATTGTTGTTCATTTACTCCTGTTTTAACATTGGTGGTTTCGCAGCTATTTTGTGTGCGACAAAAATCACAATTTACAACGTGAGACGAAAATGATTTTACATTATAAGCATTGCAATTTTTACATACATAAGTAGTTAATATGTTTTTTGTATTAATTTCTTTTTCTTTTAAAAGCTTTAATATATCCCAACCTTCGTTCCAAGAGGTATGTAAAAGTAGTTTTACTTTGGATTGTTTATTGTTTTCTTGAAATAGTTTGAAGCCATCGAGTAAATTTGGAACTGATTTACGCAATTGGTTTCTAAAAACAAAACCAATAATGTATTCATCTGATAACTTAAATCTATTTCTTAATTTTAATCTATCTTCATCAAGAAGGCGATAAAAAGAAGAAGCGTCTAATGTTCCATGTACGGTTTTTACATGAGTGTGACCAAGTTTATGCATCGCTTTTTCAGCGAACGATGCCCAAACAAAATAATTCTTTATCTTGTCTGCGGCGTTAACCGCATCAGGAAGTATTGGAAGACTGTCTAATGTCGTATGAACGATGCAATGAATTTTATTCCACCATTCTTTTTCTATAAAGCCATTGAACGCCCAAACGTCTTCGATTCCTAAATAAATATCGGGTTTTAATTCTTTTACTGCATGATCAATCATTTCGGCTCCATAGCCAGCAGCATTTTTACGTCTTTCATCAATAGCTATTTCTTTATGAATCTCTGGATCGCTAGGTAACGTACCGTAAGATTCCCAAGGAACAAATTTTAATTGTTCAGATTCCCAAGTATATCCATTACTTAATTCTATTATATCGTATTTGCCGGTATTATATAGATATGATAATAGATTCTTTTTATGCTTACCAAAGCCGGTAAACATTTTACAAAAGTTGCTATGAATTAAAACCCGTTTTTTACGCATTAGAAATCCATTTCTTCTGAATCAGCAACAACTGGCTCTACCTTCTTAGTCTTTGGAGCGGATTCTTGAACTGGTTCGCGTTTTTGTACTGGCGTTTGCGCTGGAGCTTGATCTGTCTTTGGAATCATCTTCCGAGAATCGTCCAGAACAGAATAAAACTTATTAATAAAAGCGATTAACCTAACAGCTTCTCCCGGTTCTAGTGGAACCTTGAAAGTATCAGCACCGTTTCTAATAAAAGAAATACCGAATGCAGTATACTTTACAGCGTAATCGCCAGTACCCTTAGTCTTTTCATAAGGAGCTAGTTTAATTTGTGTCTTATTTGATTCGCTTGAATGGAATGCGGAATAAGAAGTCTTTTGTTGAAATGCGTTGATCATTTCTCCAAGCTCAAATTCGTTGAACTTAACAGCAATAGTCTTTGAAGGATTATTTCTGCTTTCTGCGAATGATGCAGTCTTGGTCTGATCATTCCAAGAATGTTGAGCGATACAGTTTACATAAAACTGAGGCTCATTGTTTGGCTTTTGTGAGATTTGAAAACTAATTGCACAACCTTGATTCTTTGGGTTGGGCTTGTAAATCTGAAGATTCATATATCGCAGGATATTATTAGTATCCTGCGATATTTCTAATCAAATTATTCGAAATAATAGAACAAACTTCTAGCCGTTCCGCTAACAACTGGACTAGAAATTTTAATTGGAACAGTGGGGTTTAAAGATTGATTTGCGCCTAAAGTTACAGTGCCAAAATCTCCGCTAAACGAAGCTAATGCAGAAACAATATAGACATCTTTATCGCTTGTTGGAGTGATAGTTGTTCCAGTATTGAAATAACAAAATTGTAGATCTTGATTATAAGACATATAATTTATTACACTTATTGACTAGCTTTTAGAAGAGCGTCTAGTTTATCAACAGGAGTTGCAATGCCTCCGATAGCGGTAAATATAGAAAGACCTTCTTTAACTCCTTTATAAACGCCTTGATGAACTGTACTGTTGGTTTTAAGAGTTCTATTCAATTGATTGAAAGCGTTGTCTAAGTATTCTTGAGGAATACTATCTAATGTCTTTTCATCGCAAATAGCCACAGCAGCAGCGGTGCTACCAGTAGAAAGATCAAGCTCGCCGCAAAGAACATTTCTCTTAAGATTTTCGCGTACTGCTTTGCTGATCTCGGATTCACTACTAACATTAGTAATGTTAGCTGCACCAAAAACCATAATACCAGAATCGAGAACAGTTCTGAAATCATTTGTGTCAAATGTGCTATACTGACTATTTTTAGTAATTATGTTGTTAAACAAATGGAACAAAGAACAAATATTTGCATTTGCTACTTGCCAGAATTTATTTACAGATAGTTTTGGATAAAGAGAATTGATTCTTTCGTTATCAAGAATGATAAGAGGAGAAACAATTTTTTGTTCTACTAGTTCACAAGCTTCTTTTAATGTTTCATAAGCATTTTGGCTTACCTTCTTACCTTCGGAAAGCTTTGGCAGAGCTAGAATCAAACCAACATAAGGAGATCCAGCTTTAATTGTGTTTTGATATTCCTTAACAGTTTTTACAAGCTCAGAACAAACACCAGCACCAGTTCCACCGCCAGCACCAACTGTTACAAAGATACGATCTATATCTGTACCGATAGAAGACTTAATAAAATCAACGACATCTTCTTTACTGTTTAAAAAAGCCTGTTTAGCGAATTCTCTGTTTTTTCCTGCTCCTTGCTGTTCGCCAAATTTCATTTTATTTGGTACATTAATTGTCGCAAGATCTTGATCGGCGGTATTAATAACACCAACGCGAGCGTAACCAATTTGAGAAAATGTTTCAGCCAATTTTCCGCCACCTTGACCAGCACCAATAAAGCCAAATTTAAAACCTACAGAATCTCTATCTTTAGGTTCTGGCTTTTCATTTTGCGGTGGTTCAGGAATGTCTGGCATCACAAAATCAAATGTGTCATTAGATGATGGCGGATTTGGATTTATACCATAAATAGGGTTATGTTCATTCATATACTGTAGAAATATTAAAATGTTTTATTCTAATTAAATTACACAAATATTACCATCTTTGATAGAAATTTCTAAATTCAATTTCTTGTCCGCATCTAGCATTTTTTCTGCAACTTGAGTTTGCAATTCACGTTGAATGGTTTTGATAACTTGTCTTGCGCCAAAATTATTAAATTGAATCTTACTGAAGATGTGATTTGTAACTTCTGAAGAGTATTTAATAGTTACGTCTCTATTAGATAGATCGTTCTTAAATAGTTGAAGTTCTTTTTCTATGATTGATTTGATATTCTCTTCACCAAGCGAATCAAAAATAATAATCTCATCGATTCGATTAAGTAGATCGGCAGGAAAGTGTTTCTTAATTGATGATAGTACATCTGATTTGCTGGATTTTTGTTTACCAAATCCAATAGCAGAATGATTAATGCTTTCGGCACCAATGTTTGTAGTCATTACAATCATGGAATTAGAAAAATCAACCGTTTTTCCTGAAGAGTCCGTTATCTTGCCTTCTTCTAAAATTTGTAACAAACAATACAAAACATCTTCATCGGCTTTTTGTATTTCATCGAAAAGAATCAAAGAGTATGGATTCTTTCTGACTTTTTCTGTTAAAACTCCTCCTTTATCAAATCCAATATAACCGGGGCTAGAGCCAACTAATTTATTTACAGCCGCTTTGTCTGTATATTCAGACATGTCGATTGTTATAAAATTATTTTTATTAATGAATAAAGATTCAGCTATAATTTTTGCAGTCATGGTTTTTCCAACACCTGTTGGACCTGCATAAAGCATAGAACATATCGGTTTGCTAGGGTTGCGAAAGCCAGCCTTGACCCTAATTAAAGATTTATAAATATGTTCTATTTGAGATTCTTGACCGAAGACTTGTTCTTTTAGTTTAATCTTGAGAGATTTAACTTTTTCAAAGTCTTGTAATTTTAAATCATCAATTGGAATATTTGTTTTATCAGATATAACTTCTAAAATATCAGAGTTTGTTATTTGATATTTATTATTTCGCCAATTGTTTATCATCTTTTTTGTTGATTCTTCATATTCAACTAAAAGAGTTTCTAAAGAAGCTATTTTTTTGTTTTCGCTAACTCGTTCGTTTGAGCCGACAAATTTGCTGAGTTTTTTTTCTATCTTGATCATCTCGGCGGATTTTACAAAATTTTTCAATTTAACTTTCGCTCCAACTTGATCAATAATATCTAAAGCTTTATCAGGGAATCTTCCTTCAATATATTTCTCAGCACTGTTAATAGTAAAGCGTAAAACTTCGTCAGTAAAATCAATAATATGAAAACTCTCGTATCCACCTTTAATGTTTTTAATTAAATTAAAAGTTTGTTCTTTTGTCGGCTCTTCAATTTTGATGATTTGAAAACGCCTAGATAATGCCGGATCGTCTGAAATAGTTTTCTTGTATTCATCGAATGTTGTTGCTCCAATACAACTGATCTCTCCTCTAGCTAAATATGGTTTTAAAATATTAGCCATGTCGTTTCCATTCTCTGGATTGCCAGCACCAATAATAGTGTGAATTTCATCTATAAAAAGAATAATGTATGGATCATCAGTTATTTCTTTTAATAGGTTCTTAATCTTTTCTTCAAATTCGCCGCGAAATTTACAACCAGCAATCATCATGGGAATGTCTAGGCTATAAATTTGTTTAAGACTAAGCAAATCCGAAGCTTCTCCTTTTACTATCGCTTGAGCCAAAGATTCAACAAGTGCGGTTTTACCTACACCGGCTTCGCCAACAATTAAAGGATTGTTCTTATTTTTGCGGCAAAGGACTTCTGAAATTTTTTGTATTAGTTCTTTATTTAAATGTAAGTTATTAATTTTTCCATTAACTACTTGTGTATTTAAATTGTTAGCATAAGTGTTTAAGATTTTATACTTTTTAATATCAAAGGTTTGCTTCGCTTTATTAGGAACATTTATTTCTTCTTCTTCAACACTTGGAAGCATGTCGTCGTTTTCTAGCTTTTGTTCAACGTAATCTACTATTTTAACAAAGTCATAATTATAATCTATTAAGTATAGTTCAAACTTTTGATCAGGCACTTCAAATAAACTTATAAATACATGTTCTAAACCAATATACTTATGATCAAATTTAGAAGATATACTCTTGGCGCATTTAAAAATGGTCTTTATGCCTTCAGATAATAAAGGTTTAGTTACCGCTTTCTTTTGCGCTGTAGTGTTGGATTTTAAAAATGTTATAGCACTGTTTTTTATTTTTAAAGAATCTATTCCAAAATTACCAAATGCTTCTTCTATTTGACTTTGACTAAGATTAAGAAAACTTATAAACAAATGAAGATGCGTGATCTCTGTGTGTTTGAAATCTACAGCTATTTTATAAGCTTCTTTGATTAGTTTTTGCGCTCTAGGAGTAAGATTTAAATTTTTCATTCTATATCAGATAATTTCATGTAGATCTTTTCGTCTAAGATTCCTATGTTCTCTATCCATAACACATCATCTCCTTTTCTGCCAGTGAAAACTACAATACTTTCTTTCTCTGGTATCTTTAGACCGTCTTCAAGATATTCTGTTAATCTCTGATGTTTTCCACCATCTAAAAACATAGCACTTATGCTGCCCACTTCATCTTTTAATTGAAAACGATAAAACGTAGAGTTAGATTTTTTAGTCTTTCCTTTATATACGTCATCTATTACACCAATCATTTTAATTCTGTCTTCTTTAAAAGCAGAATGAAACTCTAACGTATCTGTGAAAGTGCATTCAGATTGTTGGAAAATTGTCTTTAGTCTAATTGTTGGAGTGTATCCTAACAACCTGTTTTCAAAGACCCAGTTTGCAAATTTTTCATAATTCTTGTTTTGCTCGTAGATTTTCTTATACTCATCATACTTTTTCTTGAATGTGACCTTACGCTTTTCATTCATGAATGGTTTTCCGCTTTCATTAAGAGATTGAGCTTTGAACGCGCATTCACTAATAATATTTAAGATATCATAATCGTATTTTGGGCCGACACTACAAGCGAACTTCTTTTCTTTGTCTGTTAAGACATTAAAAGCTTGAGCTTCAAGGACCAAGCGTGATCGTCGATGAGTATATGAGCCAAGAGTTCCAGCTTGAATCAAAGATGAAAGTACGCCTATATTAATTCCTGCTTGTTTTGCAGAAATAAAGATATCGAATTTTGTGGGAGTAGTTGTTTCGCGAAAATTCTGAAGAGATTGAAGAGTCTTTTCTGAAACGCCTTTGATAGAATTCAAACCAAATCTAATATTTCCATCTTCAATCTTGAAATCAAGAGATGACTTGGCTAGATCAGGAGGCAAAAGCTTAATGTCAAAGAATACTAACTCTTTAGATATCTTGTTAATTTCTTGATGCGAATCAGGTTCAAATTTAGACAATCGAAGAAGAGCTAAGAAAAATTCATGTGGATATTTGAATTTAAGATAAATCGTCCATGCAGCTAAAATAGCGTATGAAATCGAGTGCGATTTATTAAAAGAATAATTTGCTGAGTCTTCAGCTACCTTCCATAGCACATCTCCAATTGCTGGGTCTAAATTCTGCTCTGTAACTTTTTGACGGATCTTGCCTTGCCAAGCTGGCATTTGATCTACTTTCTTTTTACCAACAATTCGACGCAACTGTTCAGATTCATCAAGAGTAAATCCAAGACGCACGGCCATCTTCATTAATTGCTCCTGATAGAGAGGAATGCCTCCAGTGTATGAAAGCTCGTCTTTAAAGAAATCATGCACCAATTGGAATACTCCTGATGCGGAATATGTAGCGTACTGATCAGCGAAGTCCAAAGCACCGGGGCGAGCAATAGCCACCACTGCACTAAGTTGTTCTAGCGACTTGGGTTGAACTTTACGACATACTTTAAAATTAGTTTCAGCTTCAATTTGAAATAATCCTTGTGGAGTTCTAAGACCCTGCAAGTTTTCATAAATAAAAGGATCTTCTGGATCAATAGAAGCCATTTGTATATTTAACCTCTTGCAAACCTCACTAACCACAGTTAAAGTCCTCAACCCAAGAACGTCAAACTTCACCATCAACTCAGCTACATAATTCATATCGTAGCCGCTAACTAAATCGCCATCCGAAGTCTTTTGTACTGGGCAGACTTCTTCAATCTTGTAATAAGAAATAGCGATACCGGAAGGATGAACGCCAGTATTCTTGTTCAAGCCTTCAATCTTTTTTCCTATTTCAAAGACGAATTTATTCTGATCCACCCAAGCTTTGAATTTATCGTTAGCTTTGTAAGCCTCTTCTAATTCAAAAACTCGACCAAATAGTTTTGGAATATTATCGCTGACTTCATTTACCTCTGTCTCGGAAAGACCACCGACAATTTTCCCACATTCTTTGATGCAAAGTTTACTAGATAAAGTATTAAGAGTTAATATCTTTGATGTTTTACCTAGATGCTTTTGCTCAATATATTTAATTACTTCAATGCGTCGATCATAGCTAATGTCATTATCAACATCAGGAAGCAAAGAACCGTCAAGATAAGTTATATCGTCTTTAATAATCTTCTTTGCGCGAGAACGACTAACGAAACGCTCAAAGAACAACTCGTACCTTATTGGATCAACTTTCGTAACGCCCACAATAAACAAAACCAAAGAACCCGCAGCACTACCACGGCCAGCACCAGTTGGAATATCATTTTCATGGCAGAAATTAAGAATATCCCAGTTGAGAAGTACATAGTCAACGAAGTCAAGCTCTCTGAAGATTTCTAACTCCATCTCCATTCGGTCAACATATTGATTGTTATTTAATCCTAAGTTGTTTAAACTCTTGTAACACAAAGTCTTCAGAAATGTAAAATTATCTGAAGAAGTGGGTATGCTCAACAAATCGTAATATTTACTTTCGATGGAGATTTGTGGCAATCGAACGCCGGGAAGCATGGCGTTATCATAAAGCTTTATGTCTTGTAAAAAATTCATATTTCAATTTGCCAAAGCTGCTTCTGAAAAATCTTAAAATTCATCTGAACGTCGTACATAGAATTATGTAGCATGTTCTCGTCAAAGTCAATCTTATATTCTTTCAATTGAGTTTTAATACTGGTCTTCAAGCCTTTTTCTCGAAAATCATTTAATCTATACTGCCAGAAAGTAAAATCAGAATCTCTTTGAGGTTTTAGATTCTTTTTAATTGCTTTGGCGATACAGTTAGTATCAACAATCCTCTTAACGTAAGAGAAGTCGCTTTTATAACCTAGAAGTCTTCTGTATATGTTGTGAATATAAACATCAAAACCAAGAAGATTTTGCCCTATGATTAAGTATTGATCGTCATAAATGATCTTTTCAAATGCAGCCAACACTTCTTTTGGATCGACTGCTAATGAACGATATTTACGCTCATCAAAATGCGTAACTAGTTTAGCTCCTTCAGAAAGCTTTAAATCAGGCCAATAAATATGATTATCTACTTCTTCAAGTATGTTGCTGCCTTTAGCTATTAAATAGCTTAGTTGCCAAGGTTTATTACTGTTGTCTAAAAGATTGAGATGGCAGGTCTCAAAATCAAAGCAAATGTATTTTTGTTCTTTATCGAATCGTAACATGTGGAAAACTTTCTGGTAAAAATATATAAGTTATTAACTCGTCTTTTTTTATGTCTCTGTAAGATATGAATTCTATTTTTTCCGTTTCATAATTTATGATAGGAACTGTATTGCCTTTTTGATTCGCTTTGATAAACTTTGCTAATCCAGTCAAAGTCACTTTAATAAATAAGTCTTCAACAGGAACGACATCATTTATTACGATATCCGTTTTTGGCAGAAAAAATAAATTTTCATTTTGTTGAGTGAACCAAGAAGCTTCAAGAACTTTCGTTGATCTTGGGATATCAATTGAAGCTATCAATTGAATCTCATTTTCAATCGTTTTTAACTCAATCATGATTCTCTTCCTTCCAAGCTTCGAAGCTGAATTTATCGCTGCAAAAATGCGGCAGTTCTGGTTTATCTAAAGATCTATCTCGACCAAAAGTTCTATTACAAATTATCTTATAAGCCATAAAAGCTTTAACATCAGATTTCTTATGATAATAAATACTACGAACTTTAGTCATTGGGATATCATTGTTAATAGAAAATTCTTTCACCTTCTCTTTTAAAATAAAGTCTAATGCCAAATCATTCTCTTCGAAGAATAAGGTTGGTTTTGTAAAAGAAATATCAGGCACGGCATTTCCAAAAGATAGGTTATTTATATAAATAAACGAATCGTAAAATGGAATAGCGAGCTTGAGAGAATCTTCACTCCATAAGTCTTTAAGATCATTATAATCTAAGAATCCAGTATTGGTGCAAAATGCTTTAGAATATATTTTATTAAGCAGCTTGCATCCAAGATCATCTTTTGCAAAGATGATTATCTTATGTTGGCTTCCTTCATCTTCTGGTAAAGCCGAATTTCTCATCGATAATCTAAGACCAAATATTAATTGAATGCCCATCTCTTTGCTGCGCTTGTACGCCTCAAAGAAACCAATTAAAGTATCTTCGACTAAAATGACTTGTTTAAGACCGTTATCTTTTGCGATCTTAAAAACGCTATCTGATCCACCTTCAGTTACTTTTTTTGGATCATCTAAAGTTAGTATAGATTTTCCTATACTAAAGTGTGATTTAAACAATGGCAGCATGCTACATACACTTTAGCAAAAGACTAAAACTTGTCAAGGTCGAAAGCGTCAAAATCATCAGGAGTTTCAGCAGGTTTAGGTTTAAAACAAGGACATCCATCGTATTTGTTTTTTATTATCTTGTCTCCTTCTTGAAGCTTTATTTTCTCTAGTTCTTTTTCTGTGAATGCAGATTTTTTAATCTTATTATCTTTGTCTACAATCGCATAATAATCAAATCCAAATTTATATGTGCAATACCACATTGGAGTTCCATCTTTTTTAATCTGATTAGGCTCTTTAGCGAAACCACATAAAAGTTTTCCTGAAAAGCTGCCATCTTTTGGCATTCCTTGATTCGCGGCCATGTTAGATGTAGCGGTCTTTTCCACAAAAGAATCAGCATATTTTTGATAACCACTTAACTCATGCTCAAAACCCAAAAGCTCGTATTTGTCTTTGGGATGCATTGGCATGGCTCCACCATCATTTAGATCTTGTTTCAAAAACAAGAATTCCATTTTTACATCTTTTAATTCAGGATAAAGTTTTCTAATAGCAAGCGTGTACATATAATCTTGTAGATTATCAGTAACTTCTTTGCCTTCGTATTTCTTTTTATTTGTTTTAAAATCTCTTATTAGGACGACTCCATGATTTCCATAAATAAAGAGTTTATCTATAAATCCTTTTATTTTGTATTCGATGCCTTTTTCTTGGACAACTATTTCAAAATCTTTTTCTGACACGACTTCTGTAGGTTCGCCGTATTTCTTTCCGAAGAAATCGTAAGTCAAACCATTCAAAGCCATTGAACGAATATTTTCTAAATCAGTGGTCTCATTAAGATTTTTTTTCTTAATGTGTTTATGCACCATTCTTTTTATAGCTTTAGACGCAAAAATGTCTTTATTCTTTACTATCTTATTGTAATGACTCTTGTGCCTTGCAGAGCCAAGGCATTCAAGAATAATATGAACAGTATCTCCAATCAAAGCTCCAGAGTTAGTCTTGTCTGGAAGTTTTAAAATATATTTGCACCAATACTGCCATGAGCAGGATTTTAGCGTTTTAATTTTGCTGGCTGATAATGTTTCTTTCAAAGGTTTAAGCTTTCTAGGTAATCTTTAAGAATAGAAATAACCTTCTTATCCTTGTCGTTATTATACACATAGTCAAGAATGTATTCCACTTGAGTTATTCTATTCCTTTTCTTGTTTTCCCATCTTTCCATTGAAATATCTTTTTCCAACATCTCACCAAAATCTTTACAGATAGGAAGCATAATTTTAACCTTATCAATATCAATGTATTTAATAAGTTTTAAGAATATTTTAATAGCAGCTTGCAAGCCGCGATTGTCAGTTTTATCGGCATCGTTGTTTGTGGAGATTATTATTTCGTCCACAGACAAAGACATTAGATATGACAATTGTTTAGAACTGATTTCAAGACCGAAAATAACAAGATGATTATAATAACCTTGTTGCGACAAAGCTAGACTGTCGCCGATTCCTTCAACAAGAATTATTTTTCGTTTTTCTTCAATAGTTTTCTTGAATATATTATCTTGTTCTCCTTGAATATTTATAGGATATATCCAATTACCTTTTCTGCCAATATGTTTCCACTTAGGAGCGGAACTGTTTGGTTTCCATAACAAATGTCTTCCGCTGATACCTATTACTTTTTTATTTTCATCGAATATCGGAAACACAAATCGGCCATTCATCTTTCCAGACATTGAAAAACCAGATCGATAAAGCTCAAGAGTTTGTGAACTTATGGCTTTTTTATTGTAAAAATCATAATGAGGAAGCAATGTCTTTACTTCTTCATGGTCAAAAAATTGGTCTGATTCCATTTTGGGCGTTCTAATTGATTCTATACAAGGATCGTTGTTGTTCTTGATTGAATGTAAAATTTCATCTATTTTAGAATCATCTTTGCAAGATAGTTCAAGTAATCTTTTAAAAGGTTGATATGTTGTGTTAGCAACGAAATCTTTCCAGATTCCAGTGTCTTTCCAAATTTGTAAAGCGGTTCTGTTGTCGCCATCACGATAAATAGCATTACATTGCCAATACTTGCCGCGATCTGATAATTGATATCCTAAATCAATCAAAGTTTTTTCTATAACTTCCGCTCGATTGTTAATGGAGGTTAGGTACGTCGTCATCGTTATCTTTAATTACATTTGCATTGGCACCGAGAGCGTCCACTATATCTCTGTAATCACCTTTTTCTGAAACACAGAAGTTAGCGATCTCAAGATTAACAAAATTCTTTTTAAGAGTACCGTCTGCGAGCTTTACTGGATTAATAGCTCCTGCAATATCTTTGCCAAGATGGCGAGCTTTCACGTTGATAAACTTATGAGTTCCGAAGCTGACTTCGTTCTGTAATTCATCAGATGTTTTCTGTCTTAGAATAAACATGTGAGATGAGAATTGAGTAATACGATCAGAAAGAGAAACAATGCTTTCGTCATCAGTTATACTTGATGAATTTTTGTTCGTGACAATACCTGCGCGATTAGACTGTACAGAAGTCATCATTGATATACATGGTCCTTTGTCGCTTACTATATCTTTCTGAATGCAGCGTTTATATTTATCGACCATTTCTCCAACAAGTTGCCATTCTGTTTTATTACCTCCGCTTTCGCTTGTAGTTTTAATATAATCAAAACTAAAAATCATAGGATTTCCGCGACCTATCTTGGAGTAGTAGAATCTTTTTAAAACGCTGATCTGAGCATCAACGCTCATTCCGCCTACATTATAATAATATAAATGCTTGTAGCGTTTATTGATGGTGTTCCATACTGCTCTAACATTATCTACAACTTCTGCGCCAGCCTTTCGCCAGTTGCCGCTTTCTAGTAGATACATTGGAACTTTAGACATTGCAGCGCATTGTCTAAAAATGAGTTCTTCTTTGCTCATCTCTCCATTATCAAAATGAAGAACTGGAACTTCGTATTGTTCAGATACTTTTGTAGTGAAATCTAAACAGAATTGAGTTTTACCTACGCCTGAACGAGCTACAATAACTGTGATATTACCCGGTCTCAAAAGAGAGCCGTACATATCTTGAATTTTAGGATGAGGCCCAGCAAATCCAAATTCTGTAACTGGATTGTTTCCTCGCTCTTCAATAAGAGCTTCCATTTCAGAAAAGATGTTTTCTGGCTGATCGCTGCCAGTTTCGTACAAATTGATCTGATCATTATAAAGCTTATCAGCGGTCTCGATAATGACGTTGTAATCAGAAGATGGAGATATTGACTTCATCTTCTTGTTTATTTCTGCTCCACACATCGCTATTTCGCGGCGTATAGTGTATTTCTTTAATTCTTTAGCTACGCTAATAATTGATTCTGGAGATAGCTTTTTAAGAGATAGTGATTCAATATAATCTGATGGATTAATATTATCTTCGAAAGTTACTCCAAAGTTCTTTACTCTTTGAGAAATAACTACATCATCAATTTTTTCTCCGTTATCGATTGCTTGACGAAGCACGCAAAAGATAGTTCTATTAATTTTGGAACTTTCGCTCCAAAAGTCTTTTTCAGTTATAAAAACAGCGACATCTGAATATCGTTCTGGATATTTAATCAATCCAGCAAGCAACTGAGTCTCTAAATCATACGAATAAATCATGCCAACCGCACATTATCACTCTTCATCGGTGATGTCAATCGAATCTTGACTATTGTTCACTTCGTTTAAATATTTTTCGAGAGCTTTGACGAGTCCCATTTCAACGATTGGGTTGGAGACTTTGGTATAAATCATTGGGCATCCATCTTGAGAGACGTAAGCCACTATAAATCCTTTGGAGGATTCATCGGAACCAGTAAACTCATAGAGTTTATTAAAATAGTTTTCAGGAATTTTAAACTGTTTAAAATTCTCTGATTGTGAATCTCTCTTCATATTATAATGTTACACCTTGACTCTCGAAAAGCTCTTTATTTATAGTATCATTTTCAAATATAGTTACAAGTGTAATTTTATTAAGTTCGCAAAAACGCTCTTTTTTCTTATCTCTATTGAGTTGATGAAGAAAATTCATTCTATTTGTATGGAAGAACTTAACAAATCCAGTATGTTGTCTGCCTTGAACTTCTATAGCTATCTTTTTATTAGCGTTATAAAAGTCCAAGGTAAGACGAGTTCCAACTATTGGAAACTCTTCAAACACAATATTTTGTTGCCAATAGTTGCTTAAAAATTTCTTAGCTTCTGTTTGAAACTTACTACGACTATTCGCGCTCCAATCAATTAAATAATTGCGAGCGTTCTTGCAACGTCTTTTTTTATTACTCAGTGATAGAAATTCCATCGCCAAAATTTAATAAGTTTTCACTGATGTATTTAAAGAAAAACGATTTCAACTTTTCGTTGTTGTTGACCATCTGTTCAAATTTAGCAGACCCTTGAATCTGAGCAGGAAAGTCTGTGAACCCAGCTTCTTTTAGAATATTCAGAAACTCTTCGTCGAAACTAATCCAAGCTCCCTTTTTAATGGCGATCTCCCACATAGTTAGAAAGTCAAAGATTTCCTTTTCGATCCAATTTGACGTTCCATTCTTTCTTCCATACTTAATAGGATAACGAATAGTACAGTTAGTTCTTTCATTTGGCGACTTTTTAACTATAATTTTTACAAAATGACCTAGATAAGGATTCTTTTGTTCGTCATAAGAAGCGGTGGGATCTTCAAGAATCAAATCACCCTTGAAGCGAGAATCAAATTCAAAAATCCAATTAGCAAAATGTAGTAAAGCGTTTCCGCCTGTAGCTGTAGTTTGGCGAATTGGAGCCTTGCTATAAGGATCGAGTTTGATATCAGCGCGAACTTGAGAAACGAATACCGCAACATGACCGCGTTTTTGCAACGCAATGGACATGCGCTTCATTAGATCGGCGGCAATAACTGCGCCACCGGCAACTTTTTGAGATTCTTCAAAAGTCTTTTCTAAATCACCTTTACGAATCAAGCCATCGACAGAATCGAGTAAAAAGAAATATTGAATCTTTTCATCGTTTTTTCCGACTAGTTCTCGCATTGAATCAAATACGGTTTCATGAATATTAGATTCAAATACAAAACATGTGCCTTCCACCCACTCTTCATCATTAAATACGAATTTAACTCCAGAACGAGTGATCATCTCCTTGCTCAATCGCCCTTCGGCTTTGATATAAAAGCCTTTACGCTTCTTAGGTTGATCTAAGAAGTTCTTCATGAACTGAAGCGCACAGCTAGTTTTGCCGCCTTCATTGATGCCGCAGAAACGATGCAGCCCAGTACCAATGCCGCCATTTAAAAAGTAATCAAGAAGAAGGCTTCCGCTAGAAATTTTATACTCTATACTCTCTTCAAAATTATAATGCGAATCTTTATTGTTCTTCAAGAAACTTTTTAGTTGATCTTGAGAAGTGATTATTTTGCCGCTTTCTGTTTCTACTTTTACTTCTTTTATTTTCTTAGTCATTTTAAAAAGTCTTTAACTGTCTTAGGTTTTATACTAATATTGTAGTCTTGTCCAGTCTTTTCGCCAATCTGAACTTCTGTATTTTTGAATTCAGGTTGAAAAATATATTTCTTATATTTATCTGCAATGCCGTTTGCGTCCTCTCCTGCATATAAAGTCAAACAATTGACTTTAACTACGACAAGCTGTTCCCAGAATTTTAAATCAGGAAACTTCTTTAGTAGAGAATTTAATATTCTAAACTGTTTTCCCCAAAATGAAACAGGCACTTTTTGAGGAATATGCAAAAGCTTTCTTAGCAACTCTCTTTTATTCATCCTCGATAGAGTAGCATGAAAACCAGAGATGTCAACAGCAAAAAACCGCTGGTTTCCCAGCGGTTTGTTTTGATTATTTTCTTTATTAAGCTTTCGGATTGAAACCAGCACTCTGAAGATCAGGATTTTTAATAGCAGATTTTTGCTGTTGCAATTTTAGTTTTTCGTCTATACTTAAGCCTTCGATGGCTGCATCTGGAGTAATATTTCCTGATGGAGCGGCAGGGGTTTCTGGAAAAACGGCTACTTGAGCAGCTTCAGACTTTTCAGCTTCTGGTGATTCGCCAGCTTCTTTCTTGCCTTCGTCGTTTAATTTGCCTTCTTTTTGCATCTTTTTTAGAATAGCTTTTTGAAGTGCTGGAGGTAGGGTTTTTTGTTTTTCTGTCAACTGACCAGCCATTTCAGTAAGCATCGAGCGATTCTTCATATATGACATGCCGCACATATATTTAGCATCACTTGTACTCATTCCGGCAGTGTTGATCAAAGATTCGTCTTTGAGCATACACTCGCTCATATATTCGCTATGCATTTCAGCTTCATCTTCCTCCATTATGTTAGAGATGGAGATTTCAGCTATGAGGTTTTTTGTATCGAATTTTATATTTGATTTCATGTTATTTATTACCTTCTAGGATTTTTATTTGATCTATTGTTTTTGTTAAAATATCACCTTTTTTGAAATTAGCTCCATCGTTGATAACTTCGTAAGCAATTATTTTACCCATGTCATCGGGAAGATCTTTAATTTCTTTAATGATTCCTTCGCTATTATAATGTTTGCATGAAGCGTTGGTATTCAGAATTCTCATTCCAGTTTCAATTATGTTTTTATCTTCTTTTCCTTTTTGAGAATATACAAGATAATTATAAACAGCAAATAAATAATCCTCCATTAAAGTAATTTTGCTTTGAACCCAAGGTTCAATCGCTTCAGACATCTTCGGATTTGCATTAAGTTTATCGAGCAAGTCTTTAGAATAATCTGAAATATAAGCCAATTGCGCGATTGCCATTTCAGAAGCATCTTCGTTTATATCTTCGGATTCAGTTTCTATTTCTTCAGCGATTTCTTCAGCTTGAGCTAGATGAGGAGCTAATTTTAAAAGATCAGATTCTTCCCACAAGGTAATGCCATCCCATTGATGAACAACATCATCGACTCCACCTTTAGAAGTATAATCAGTTACAGACTTCTTTGATTCCCACATTTTACATGACCAATATCTAGCTTTCCAACGAGGACCGGGGTTTGTATCGCATTGATGTCTAGCGCGAAAACTCTTTCTACGAGCGGGATCGTCGCGTTTGATCTCCATATTTGGATCGCCAAAATTAACTTTTACAATATTGCCTTTCTCGTTTTTGACGTAAACAGAAAACTTCTTTGGCCCTTTGGACGTTCTAAAAGGTTTATTTAAAGTTTTCTTGTCTTTTGACGCTCGTATTTCGTTGCTAAAATTTACCGATATGTTCATTTTTTAATCTTCTATATTAACGAAATTAAGATTTAATTCATCTTCATTTACACCAAATTGCTTAAGATCAGAAAGAGATTCATCAAAATCAGCCTCTTCAAAATCATTAAATGAATAAATGTCTACTATTTTGTCGTTCATGTTATTAGTTAGCTATATCTTGATCTGCGCGACGATAAGCGTCTTTGACTTTACCACCACTTTGCATTCTTAAAAATGTATTCACTCTTGCCATACTCCAAGCTGCTCTTGATTGTCCAGGTCTATGACTAGAACTAAACGCACCTGAGCCTCTACGATACACCTTCTTTAATTGTCCAAGAGTTACTTTCTTAGAATGTTTAGCGTTGTGATTTTTTACTTTTTCTTTTAAAGCGTTAGTTACCTTTTGACTAAAAGTGATTTCAGCTTTACTTACTAATTGTTTTTCATTTTTTTTGTTTAATGCTTCTTTAGCTTTCTCTTTAGCATCTGGGCTTGTACCAGCAGATCCCGGTTTATTTACGCTAGAGCCTTTCTTACGTTCATCTGGCTTCGCTGGAGTTTGGGCCGAACTTTTTGGGCCTTGTCTTTTTTTTGCAATAAGCTCAGAAAAATCTAATATTAAATTCATATTTAAAATTACACTAATTTAACAATGTGTAGAAAAAAGTAAAGCCGCTTTTTAGAGCGGCTTTTTTTGTTTTTAATTGACTATTACTTCTTCTTTACTGGAGGCTTGGCTGGAACTGGAGGCTTTCCAGTGGGCTTTGCAACCTTAGCGGAAGCGGTGGCGGTCTTAGTCATTGTCTTTGCTGTAGTCTTGCTCATATTTGTATATGTGGTTTATACTATATTAAATTAATTTTTTTTCAAGCTTTTATCTTAAAAAGAACGTGTTTTTTGAGGACTTCTTCTTTCTGTAAAAACAAACCTCTGTTTTTAGCAAAATTTAAATAATAAAAATTGGCAATTTTGTTTTCGTTGTATTCTTGTGTCTTATATTTTTTGATTTCGTTTCTAGAAATTTGATAATAGTAATAACAGTCTTCTTTATTTTTGCTCGATATCTTATGTTTTATAATATCTCTTTGCCAAGTGTCTAAATCTTCATAAACGAAAGAAGAACAAATAAAAGTTCCGTTTTTGTTTAACATTGATAGGATTTTGTCTATAGTTTCAGTTTGATTTTTGACATAACCTATCATTTCAATACAAAATATATAATCAAATTTTTCATTTGTTTCGAATTTTTCAATGTCAATGCAATAACTTTTTATATTTTGTGAGTAAAGTAGTTGTTTTTCACTTATGTCTATACCATGCAATTCACAATTTTTATAATTTTTTGATAATTGATTTAATAAAAATCCATTTCCGCATCCAATATCTAAAACTTTAGAATTACTTTTTACATCAGCAAAAGAAAAAAGCCTTATAAAGTGTTGACTGATAGACTGATCAAGTACAACAGCATTATAAGGCTGATAATTATTTTTTATTACAGCGGCGTTTTTATCGTAAAAATTTTTGACCGCTTCGATTGACATTTTATCTAATTGGACATGCGCCACCGGCACATTCAGCCATATCTAGCATTTCAATGTTTCCTGATAGGATGGTAATTAAAGGCTTAACTTTAGCGTTGGCCGCTAAATACGCGGCTTCGTCAATTTCTTGATATGGAGCTTGTTTGAATCCATGATCCTTGAACAAAAGAAAGCTAACGCTCTTGATATTATTTTCGTAATTATCTTTTAGCCAAACTTTAAGAGACTCAAGTTCTTCTGGTTTGTAATAAGCAGTTACAGAAACAGCGTTATCTGACCAAATAGTTTGCAGCTTCTTAACCATATCAAGTTGCTTGATGACATCCATATCTTTTGTAAGGATAGATCCTTCAGGAGTCTTGCATGGGAAATACACAACAACGGTATCACGATTCTCAGTTCCATCAAAATTAATAATGAACTCTACATGATAACCCATGTCTTTGCATGTTTGAACGAGACTGTCAGAGCTAGACATGCGTACTGTACGCATATAATATTCACTAAAAGCTGGATGAACGCCGGGAGTAGCTCCACCAAGTAAACTTAATGTTCCGCTGGGTTTGATGGTTGTAAGCTTAATGCTTTCAGGCCAACCACGATACTTACTCCAAGACTTATCAAAGTTGCGTAGAGCAACATAACAATCATCAAGCCAATCAAGCTTATCAAGAGACTGGCACACACCAGTAACGCCAAGGCCAAGGCGCATGTTCTTGTGGACAATACGATTAGTTTCTTCGTGTATGAAAGGTAACGCAGCAATAGCCTTTTGAGTTTTATAAAGAAGTTTTGCACAGTCAATTAATTCATCTTTAGAGGTAATGTTGTTTAAATAAAGTTCAGAAAGATTGCAGCACTCATAATTTGCAAGGCTGATTTCAGCGCATGGATTTGTCATTTCACAATTATCTACATCTGTTGGATATAGAAGATTTTCAGAAATTGGCCCATCTTTAATGCGTCCAAATTTTTGAGAAAGAGGAAGATTAAAGAATCCATAAGGTTCACCATTTGCATAACCTGAATCTTTATTTATTTCGTATCCATTTTTCCAAACCTCTTCAAGAACGTGATCATAGCTATCCGCATAGATGGTGTTGTTGCTCATTGCTCGCCAATTTGGGACGTTGCTAGAACCCCAATTCTTGGCGCGAAGATAAAGAATATCATCAGGATCGCCTAGAGCGATTTCCGCACTGCGCCGCACATTGCCAGCGACAACAACACTGCCAATAATATTGCAGATATCCAACACATCAATCGAGCGAAGTTTTTTGCCTTCGCGAGCTTGGAATATCTTTGTGATTTTATCGATTCCGTCAATAAGGATTTGTGGACCACTAGCTTTTCCGCCAAAGCCCTTGATTGGTTCGCCGTAACCTCTGATGAGGATAGTTGAATACGAAAACGATTTACCTGTAACGTAAAAAGCATCCAGAACTTTAGAAAGTAGATTAACCCAACCTTCGCGTTTATCTGGAACAATATAATCAGCGTCTTTAGTTGCTTCATGAATAACATTTACACCTTTCTTGATCTTTGGGAGTTCGTGGACATCTTCACGACGAATACTATAACCTACACCGCCACCAAGCATTAGGTTCTCAAAGAGGAACAAAAAAGCCTTTGGCTCGCGCATTGCTGTTGCCCAGCAATTAAGAAGAGAATTCGCTCCAAAACGATCTACAGT